CCGCTTTCTACTGGTCTGCAGCATAACCGGATATTGTTTTACATTCCAGCAGGCCCTCCGCGCTGGTGTCGGTTTTGTTTATTATCCTGTCCGCACTCACAAATATCCAAGGGTATTTCTTGTTCTGCGCATAAGCGTTTAACCTGCGGCATTTGCGTACAATAGTGCCAGCAGTGTAGTTGGCAATCATTCCCTCCTGGTTGCCATCCCAGTACTGCCATTTGTCGGCAATCTGCGCTTCATGCTCTCTGCCCCAAAACATAGCCGCGTTGTCAATATTCGGCTTCTCCCATGCACCAACTTTGGTGTAGTAAAGTTCTGTAGCGCTCAGGTAGTCATTTTGCATCAGCAGGGCAAACATTTCGCTACTGCCTACGCAGGGGAAATCGAAGTTTATCCAGCCATTAGACTGAAAGAATTGTACAAGTATGTCGTATTTATACTTACTCGGTGTTAAGCTTAAATCATCCTGTAAGTCAAATCCAGTTCCATAAAGAGAATCAGCAATCTTCTTCTTCACATGAAACAGCGGCTTTCTCCATTCCAGCCATTCGTCACGGCTCATTTCCTTGGTGGACGTTAATATTAAGTTTTGCTGGTTCATGCTTTAGTAATTTGAAAGAAGCCTTTTTATTTTATCGCTTTCGTTTTCTTGTTGCTGTTTTATTTGCTGCTGCCTTTCCAATTCAGCACATTCAATATCCCATTGTAAACCTGCTGCCAATTTTTGAAAATCTTCTATCCACTTACCTTTGTGAAGCCATCCGTATGTTTCTGTCCACCCAGGTTGCCCACCAGTAATACCATATATTTCAACTGCGTCTTTGTTTGTACAAAGGTTATTTGAGCCGTTTGGTATGGCCTGTTCTCCATCTGGCAACAATTGAATATGAAATGTATTGCCCCTTGCGTGATGGCCTGATACAATGTAAAATCTTCCATATTGCCCTGTTTTAAATAAGTGGGCGTATTTCTCAGTGCCTTTCATTTTGAATGTGTTTAAAGTTTAACAGTGAAAGGCTTGGCGGGGGCAGGATTTTACCTGCTTGGAAGGGCAAAGGATATACTGGAACGCTACCCTCCATCCCCAGTACTTGTTTCACCTTGTGGATTTTTCCCCCGCTTCTGCCTCTCTTTATTGTGACGGGTTAGTAAACATTTAAAAAGGCAGCTCGGACACTTTCGGCTCACCTGTGGTTAAGTTACTCCGTCCGATATTAAAGCACACTGCCAGTTGTGTGTTCAACACAAACTATTTCCTTATCGCAGCGGCTGCAGCATCAGTAGCCTGCTTTGCCTTATCAGCCGCCGTAGGTTTCTTTAATTCATTCCTGCGGGCATCAAACACCAGCTTAATCTTTGGGTTAGCCGCTATCTGCTCTTTATTGGCCTCCTCCATGGCATCCAGTTCTTCCACTGTTTTTTTGTCTGCCAGCAGCTCACGCCACATAGTTATCTCGCTGGGTTCTACACCCTGCAGGTCGCCCACTTCACCGTCTGCCATTTCTATGCCCGTAATAAGCTCATATAAGCGCTTCCTTGCCTTTCTTTCTGCCTTGCCTATCGCAGCATCAGCGGTACCATAAGAGCCGAATTTCACGGCTATATCCCACTCCCTCGTTTGCTGGGCGCCGTCCCCTATACTCCATGTGGCTTTCATCACCACCGCAGCGCTGGTTTTATCCGCACTTATACGCGGCAGGCCAGGTGTTATTTCCCATGTAAGCCCTGCGTAGTTATCCAGCAGGTATTTAAACCCTTCTTTGGTTATGTACGTATTGCCGGAGATAATGTTGAATTGATTGCCAGTTGGCTGGACGCCGCTTAAAACAGCTTCAATCAGGCAATTCTTCACCGTTTCTTCGTCATACGGCTTATCCACCTTAAAACCTAAGCGGTTATTCTGCAATGCCATAATAGGCGCCATATACTTATGGTCAAGCTTTTCTTTTAAATCGGCAAACGCCTGGGCGACTAAATTAGCGCGTTCAAACCCTTGCAGCGATTGGGCGCTTACCACCATCTGTATGCTGGCATCCACCTGCTTTGTTATTTCGTTTGACATTTATTTGTTGTTTTGTTGTTTCTCGTAAAACTTATTAGTCAGGTCAACGTAGTGCCACTGCAAATCCCTGTACCGATAAAAACGCTTTTCCCACTTAGCCTGCATTGATTCATCGTCCGTAGACAAATATTCAATATTAGCGTCTTTCATCTTTTGTGCGAAGTAATTGGCGCTGTCTGCGTACAGGTGGTTCATTTGGAAATAGTACAAACTACTATCTAATTTAGCCCACATACTATCATGTTGCTTTATTGACAAATCGGCTCGTTTTATTGCCGAGTCGACCTGTTCCATTACAGAATCAGAATGATTTTTAAGAAAAACATTTTGTTTCGCATTATTACACGATAATAAAGCTACTAAAAGCAAACATGGCACCTTTGACATTTGAAGTTTTTATTGGTTAAAGTTACTTGTTTACAAACTCGCTTAAAAGCCTAATGATTTGCTCCCAATTATTTTTAAGCAGCACATAGTTTCTTCTGCTCGGATGTGGAAGTGAAAGGATGGTTATATCCTCACCAAATCTACTTGGAGTAATGCTATAGAAATCACCTCTTGCCCACTCTTTAACAGACTTCCTGCCAAAGCAAATAACCTTCTTGTATACAGAGGCCTTATTATACAGAGAAGGGAAGTGCTCCTCAATGTCTTTGGACTTTGGTATACTATGCCCTCCACTTTTACTCTTACCTAAAAACTTATCACTAAGGGCATCAAAGATGAATACTTCCTGAGCAGAATTTTTATCAATACCTATTTCAGAAAGCATATCATAGAGCAGCGTGCTATCGTAAGGCAATTTTTGCTCCTTTGCCGGTAAGGCTTGTCCAATAATCAATATCTTACTCATGATAGGTAGTTTTTGCTGCTTCTCTCAATCCTGCCGGGTGCCCTAATTGCTTTGTCGTATTTGAGTGTGATGTGTCCCAAAGCTTATTTGCCACATAGTTTGATATGTTTTTGACCTCTGTATTAGCTATATGCAATATTCCGTTTACGCCTACTTTAAAATAGCTTTTTATCGGTAGTTTTACACACATCATTAACATAGGTATTGGTGCCTGCCGAGTTTTTACCGGCGCATCTGGCCCGAAGTATTGCACCCACGAAACACCTTCTTTGTTGTTGTATCTTAGCCCTGTTAGGCCGTCGCCAACCGTTTCTAAATAGAACCCATTTTTAAGCGCCCAATTTTTTACAGTACCAATACTTCCCTGCGGAAATAGAATAGACAGCATTAAGCAATCTTCAGGGATAGATAAAGATACAGGGTTAACCTGAAATTGCCACCCAACCGATTCCGGCATTCTTGCAAAGTAAGAAGCAAATGTGCATCCAATCTTGCCTGATTTAATCCAGTCAAGGTTTTGCTGTATTGAGTTCATGTGTTTAAAATTAACTAAGCCTTTTCTTTCGCTGGGATAAAAAACGTATCAGCGCTTATGCCCAGCCATGCACACAGGTTCCCAAAAGTATTAACATCAGGCTCGCTACCACCCTCGCACCGAGAAAAAGTGGCTTTGCTTATATGAGCCTCATTTGCAGCATCCTGCATGGTTAATCTTAAATCTATGAATCGCTTTTGCTTTATTGCTTTTGAGAAGGAAACTTTATCAAATTCAAGTTTCATGTGTTTGTTTCTGTTTCACAAATGTAAATATGTTTCATTGATACCACAAAATTTATTTTTATTTTTTTTCAAAATAAAAAGCGGAGAAGAATAATCAACTCCGCTTAAACACATGAATACAGGCTGGAATGAGCCGTATTTATAACAAATTGCTGTAAAAGTATATTAAAAATCTTTAGTCTTTGCGGTTATCACCTTTTTGAAGGTTGTCCATATCAACAGCAGCACAGCATCACCATAGCGGCCTACAATCACTGCCATGCCGTTTTTAAGCCAATCCTGGGCATCGTAATGGTTGAGGATATTCCATACTATCCATGCGCAGGCAAAGGCCGTTAAAGAGTGCGCTATGGCCTCCCATATCGTCAATTCTCTTTCTTTCTTAATCATCGCAAGTTTAGTTGCAAGACCTATGCCGACACTCGCAGCATATATTAAAAATTTAACAACTATGCTCTGTTGTTCATTTTCCATTGTCTTTTTAGCTTTGCTATTGTGTAGATAAATGCCAGTGCTGTAAACGCAACCTCATTCCAGCCGAATTTTGTCGGGTCAAAGAATAACAAATCCACCAAATCATTTATTCCAAAGATAATCCACAAAAACGTTAGCACTTTAGCCCAATATATTTCTTTAAGCAGTTTTTTACCCGCATTTAATAATAAACTCTCCACGCGAACTATTAAAGAATATATCAAAGCTCCTGCCAGCAAATATTGTATCGTCTCGGCTTTATAAAAGAAGTTGTGCTTAATATACTGCCACAGATTAAACTGGGCTATATTAAGCACAATCATACTTCCTAATACAATGTTTTGCTTCCTCACTTACCTGGCCCTCCCGGCCCTTGTGTTGGTGGCTGGCTACCTGGTCCGTCTGCATCTGCAGCATGCGGAAAATCAGGCGTAGGCTGAGGTTTTGGTGCTGGCTTCTTGTCCTTTGACATATACTAAGGCTTTGGTTCCGTAGTGATGGTTTGCTTTACGGTTATGTCGGTATTGGATTGCGACTGCGGCAATTCCACTATTGTAGGCGCTTTACTCTCGCTTTGGGCAAAATTACCCGCGCTGTTGCTAAATAGGTTTTTAATTATATAACCTACAGTAAACACCAAGGCCGATACCAGTATTGGCTTAAAATCAGCCCATGTGGTTGGCAGTTTGCCTGAACTAAGTAAATCATACACGCTATACATTAAAGAGCCAAAAAAGGCCACCAAAACGCCGTGTATGGCATCTTTCCAGTTAAGGCTCAAAAACTTTGCCTTTTGCATAACTTTTGGTTTTGTTTAAATAAAGATAAAAGTTATTTACGAAACCATGCCTCAATCTTCTCCTGCATATCCCTGAGCTCCCTGATAAGGCCAGCCTCCTTGTTTATTTCTTCCTGGTACAGCCCAAACACTTTATCCATTACATCCTTGATTATGGCGTCCTTGGCCTCGCATTGTTTCATCCAAAAGGATTCCCTTTTGCTCAAGTATTTCCCTCCAAACCATACAACTGCCACGAGTGCCAGCACCAGTATAATCACAATGGCAGGCAACCCCAAAAACCATGATGTTAGCTTATCCTGCATTAGTTTGTATATTTTTTAATGCTGTTTTAACATACCCTTTTTTGAACAATGACGGGGTAGTAAGCGCTTTTTCAATATCCCACCCATAGCTAAAAATCCTGTGATGAAGGCACCTTCTATTAATTCCAAATTGTTCAGCCCAGTGGATTAAAAGCTTAGTTTCCCCATTGTAGGTAATAAAATTACTTCTCCTTGTATTTCTGTTTTGCTCAGTTCTGGTACCCCAATAACAGTTGTCTTTGTCATAATTACCGCCATTATTACGTCTTTCTATCGTAGCCCCGATAAATGGACGATGCCCCATGTCTGCCAAAAAGGCCTCAAAAGAGTTTTTCCACCTTTCACATACCGTAATACCTCTGCCTCCATAATCCTTATACTGTTTATTTTTTATGTAATAACACCGTTGCTTCATTGCCGCCCAGCTATTGTATTCAAGGCTATGAGCTTTGCCATGAGAGGTGTTTCTGGCAATTAACACATTTGTTTTTGTTTTTTTAGCACAGCTTTTACATTGAGTAATAGCACCAGACCTGACCCAGTTTATTTTATTTTCAAATACAGCACCACAATGACATTTAAATTCTGCCATCCTTGCTGTGCCCTCGTTTGGCAAGTCTTTTATAAAAAGGCATTCCCCTATTATGTCCCCGTTAAAATAAACTATTCTTTTGCCCATGTTTGGTGGTTTACCATAAAGGTACACAAAAACTAATATCCGGTAACGGTAACATGGCAATACGTATTTGAAAACGACTGGAGTGACTGCAAACCTACTACTTGAACACCTAAAACAGAAACAAGAGAAGTGTTACTCTGAACAAAATTAACCGTAACACTTGATGTGCTCCACGACTTTATACTGGCGATAGGCATAGATGCAACTGTACTGGTGTTAAGTGCCGGTTGCACCTGTATGCTTAGCACCTTTGTAAATCCTGCACTGCTTATATCAATCGCTTGAGAAGCTGATGTAACAGGAACAGTATCACACCAAATCTTCATGGGCTGGTTAATGGCTCCGTTTTTATTATAGTACCCGTACAGGTTATTTGCACCTGGCTGATACGCGCTCGTCGCAATAAGGTAAACAACGGCGGCAATCAAAATGGTGGCCATCCATAGATAATCTTTTTTCATTGATTTGTTTTTTAAAAGTTATTCTACATAAAATAACGACCCTAATAATACAAAGTCTCTTGAATTACCCGCAGCTATAGTAAGCGTATTTACGGCAGATGTATCATAAATATCATTACCGCCAGCATTTGAGTTTACAGTAAGGTTTCCACTTCCGGCATTTTTGACGGTTATTTTAAACCACCTGCCTCTTTTGTTTGTATCTACGGCGGGTAGTGTATATGTACCCGTAGTGCCAGTAAATGCATAATCCCCTGCATAAGAAAGAGATATATTGGTTGAAGATGTAGAAGCCACTGGCGGGTCTAATACTTCGTATCTGCCTGTACTAAAATTTATGACAGTTGGATAAAACCCAGTTACAGCACCGCTATATGCAAAGGTTGTAGCAGTTGTTATGCTGCCGCTTTGTGGGAGCGATAAGTTACCTATGATAGTTGCATTTCCACTATCAAGTATCCCGTTTCCTATTAAGGTATCATGGGCATATATACTGTGCAAACTTGCTATGTTTACATTGCTGCGCGGTGCGCCTGCATAACCAAAGCTGCCCGTGCCAGTTATAGCTAAACTGGTAGAAAAGGCCGGGGCGGCTGTACTGGCTGTATTATTCCCAAATACCGTATTAGCCGCTACCGTTGCTGCGCCTGTCCCACCGTTAGCTATGGGTAATATCCCGCTTACGTGAGTAGTTAAGCCCACTTTCCCGTATAATGGTGCTACGCCCACACCACCGCTTATTAGCACATTGCCCGTTGCTATGTCTGCCAGTTGGTTAAATGTACTTGTGCCATTTGCAACCAATATATCACCTGTGGCATTATTTGCGTTAGTGTATTGTGCTTGTCGCATCCAGTTTGTACCGTTGTAATATTTTATTACATTGCTTTCCGCTGTTACCATACCTGTTATCAAATTAGAAGAGGCCACCGTGCCATTGGGGATTACAAACGAAGGTATTGTCGATGTGCCTGCTGTAAACAATTGCGCACCTGTTAACCCTACCGCATATATGCCGCCTGTCCCGCTCATAGTTATACCGCTGCCTGCTATTGCAGGGCTAAACCTATTATTTATTAAGTTTGTTACTGTTAAAGTTTGAGGGCTTACACCTCCTGTGGTAAATGTAACCGAATTTGACATATTTGCCGTTACAGTAGTAATGGTCCCTGTGGCTGTTGTAGTATCTGTTATTGTCATTGTATTTTGGCGGTATATATTCCCATTTGTTCCTAAAGCGCCTATTACTGTACCGCCTATATTTAATCTTGCCGCAGGTGTGGTTGCGCCTAACCCAACAAAGTTTTGAACACTATCATAATTAAAGTTTGTTGTACCAGTAATGTCATTTACCCCCCTGAATACTATTGCTTTTGCGGGTATGGATGTTGTGGCTGCTGGAACTGAACCCTTAATAAAATTTCCACTTGCATCTAAGTATAGTCCATTGGCGGCTGTCCCTGTGCTTAAATTATTTGCATTAATACCAGCAACGGCGGTTAAGTTGCCCGCTATTCGCCTTGTGCTTACATCATAAGCTCCTTGAAATGTAGAACCAGTAAAACTAAATGCCCTTTCGTCCGGGAAAGCGTTTATTGCGCTTGTGTCATAGTTAAAAACAGTTTGTACATTATTAACAGTGTCAAACACCATTGGGTTTGTACCTGTATAAGCATTTGTCCCTGATTTTGTAATAGTGTTACTCATTACAGATAGCACGTTAGATTTGCGCGCCCATACAAATCTTTGGGCATTATTAAATGTTGCGGCAACCCTATTGTAGTTTAAGGAACTTGTTACGGAGTTAAATTCAAAATTGTTATTGTGTATGCTGGTAACGTAGTTTGAACTATCTACCGTTATATTATCATCCGAATTGCGCCAAAAATTATTGCTGTAAACCTCTGTGTTTTGTGCCGTACCTCTTACTATTATACATTTGCCGTTCGTAAGGAAATTATTTACCCCTATTTTGGTAAATGTACCTTGCACCTCTACCACGCAGCTATCAGCATACCTTGTTTCAAATTCGTTATATTGAATTATATCGCCGGGGCTGCTGGTACACCTGCTTATTACTGCTTTTTTTGAAAGGTTGTAAAAGTCATTATTAAGTATATAGTGTTGCCCCGTTCCGCCACTTATAGCTACCGAACTGTTAGTAAAATGGCACTCGTTAAAACTCCAGCTATCAGTAGTTCCGTATCCCGTAAAGCTGGTATCGCCGCCATTAAAATAAACGTTGTATATCTTCCCTAACCCAACCGTTTTTAACCCTGCTGTGCTGTTTGTGGTTTGCCTCATAAGCATAAGCCTTACGCCTGTACCGGGTCGCTGGTTGCCTAATATAGCAATGTTTTTTATATTTATCCCCTGTGAACGGTAATTAGTTACCTCACTTGCACTGGTAACAAATCCATTGGTGTTATTATAAAATATAACCCCCGTCATTATCTTGTAAATAATGCTATCAGTTGCGTTCACAAATTGCGTGGGAAATAATGGGTTTTGCCCTTCAATCACTGTTCCGTTACCCAATATAAGACTATCGCCAACACCCCATATACCTGTATTTCGCTTAGTAAAAATTACTTTTGTATTACGCGCTGGATAAGCGTTTATGGCAAGCTGTATAGCCGCCTTATTATCTGTACCAGTACCCGTAAGCAAATCCCAATCATCTACTGCACCAAACCATGCTACATTAAGCCCGTTAGCTTGGCTGTATTGCCTTACCCACCATTTATTAGCACCTAACCCTGTTGCTGCAAACCTTGTACCTCCATCTGCTGTAAGAGTGCTTGAATTAACCAGCAAAAAGTTACCACCCCTTAATGTATCTGTTACATAAACACTTGTACTTGCCCCTGTATAGGCTTGCATGGCTGCGATAGATGCAAAGTTTGTTGCACCGCTAAATGCTGTTGCGGCTACTGCTTTTACTACGCTATCGGTAGTGCCTTTTACTAAAATACTATCGCTGCTGCTGCCTTGTGGGGTATTGGCTATTTTTACTTTACCGTAACGGTCTACGTTAACAAACAAGCTATCATTCTGCTTAATAGTAAGCAAGCTACCAGTATTGGGAGATATTACTGTTGGGTTTATGGTAACTATATTATAAGTAGCACCCGCACCGCCTGTTACACCCATGCTTACTTTTGGTGTAAACGCCCATACGGTTTGGTTGTCTGTACCTGTACTGTCAAGCAACGTATAATCCACTTCTGATATATTCCCCTCTAATAAAGTACCACCTATGTATTGATGCAATGGCAATAATTTATTGGTACGGAATATTACATCAGAAGCCCCTAAACTTGTTCCATTATTCTGCCTGCTTATACCCCAATCGAGCGTACTTTGTTTACCATTATTAAAATGCCCCCAATAAAGCCCTGCCTGTATGGTGTCAGTTCCTTTGGTAGTAATTTCAAAATTTCGGTATTCTATTGGGTCAGCTACCTGTCCTTCATATATAAACCTTCTGCCACTTGCATAAGGCATATCAAAGTCTCCGTAGTTTCTTGTTATTGGGGTTATTAATGAAATGCTGTCGGCATTTACATAAATATCGCTGCTGGATATATTATTATTTGCGTAAATGTGTGTAGCCCCATTAGGCTCTGCGACAAGCCCGGTGCTTGCAGATGTAGATATTTTTTGAGCTGCTACAAAAGCCCCATTACTATTAACGCCAACTCGATTAAGCGTATCTCCCGTTGCTCCATGACTTGTTACAAGACCATTTCCTTCACCATTAGTCAGCAAACCGTATAGGTCTACCGTAAATCCTTTAGAGCTGTCAAAATTTATTATATGCCCGTGCTGGTTCACATAATAATCAGCTAACAAGTCGGGGTTTTCAGCCATTGTGCTATTCCATGATGGGGGTGTAGTTATTCCGCCTGTTGTAACCGGCACCCAGGCGTTCCCGCCTATACTCCATATATACATGGTGTCCCCATGGAATCGAATGCCATTAAGGCCATCTACCGGTTTATAGTCGCCGATACGCGGTGTAAACTGTACGCCGAAACTGTCCAGGCGTACTATACCTATTTCGTAATAAGCGCTTGTAGCGCGCGGGCTGGGCAGCGTAGAAGGCTTTGCTGTCTGCGAGTAAGCTATTATGCTTACAAATAAAAATAAAGCCGTAAATAAGGCTTTAAATGCTTTTGGGAATAGTTTCATATTGGGAAAGTGTTTCCCAAATGTAGAATATTTGGCTGATTGATAGCCACGGCATTATCTTAGCATCACTTTCATTTAATAATCATAAACTAAAAAACACATGAAAAAAGCAATCATTGCTACCATCGCACTCATTGGCCTTTTCTCTTTTCAATCGCCAAACACGCAACGTTTTTACCAGTTTGCAGTACCGGAAAACTACGCCAGGCAGGCTGTATTGTTAGTGCAGGGCCACTCCGAACAGGTAAGCGCCGCCGATAGCCGGTTAATAGAAGATTATATCGTAAACCAATACCTGCAGCAATCACGTAACTTTTACGTGCAGGACAGCACTAAGGCTGCACAATCAAAAGGAAAGCATTAAACCAGCGGGATAAAGTATAGGCCGGTAACAATATAAGTTTCGCCGTCCGATACGCCTTGATTGAACGTTACAACAGCATTATCATCACTATACGCCACACTTACCGATACCTGTAATGGGTCATTCTCTGGTAAGTTGGCGTTTGGTGTTTCTACAGATATGCTTTGGTTTAAAATATCCGATACATTTATAGTTAATTCTGTATCTCCGGCATTCATAGGTGAGCCGGGTTGACCTACAGTAAACTGTATTCTTAAAAACGATATTGAGGTTTTCACGCCTGTAGATGGGTTTACAATTACACCACCGGCATTGTCCAGTATTTGATTGGCCTGCGCAATATACTTTCCACACAAAGAATACATATAAGTAGCCACGGCCTGAAAATTAGTGCTACTACTGTCCCACGTAAAAGCCCAGCCAACAATATCCGCAAAAAACCCTAAAAGGAAAGGTAGTTTGTTATTCCCCTTAGTTGTGCCCCACTGCATCACCCCCTGCCGTGAATTATCATCCGCAGCAAGAAACTGGCTTATTTCAGCCGTATCAATCCATGTCGTTATAGTTGCCGGGTTTATCATTGGAAAAATATTGTAGAGTTGTTTGCAATGGCATTAAACCTGTTTATCGCGGCTTGGGCGCTTGATTGGTCTTGACGGTAACCAGCTATTGTAGCCATTTTATAGTTGCTGTATACGGCCATGAAATTCTGCCAGTAGTTTGGAATATTTAGCACCGAAGGGTCGGCCTGTATCTGCTGGCTAATGCCATACAAAAACTGTAGCATATTTGCCGTCAAGGTATAAATGGCACTTGACGTGTATGTATTTGCGGAATCCGGTGAAACAGGTGTCAATATCAAATCAATCCTTAAAGCATAATCAGCCGTCTGGCCATCTATGGTTAGTATATCGCTGGGGTAATTGGTGTATGAAAAAGGTGTAGGCGTATATGTTTGTAGCGTTCCGTCTGAATAGTAAATATTCAATACCCTGCTTGAAATGGCAGATTTACCCCCTACCAGGTCGTCATAGTTGCTGGTGTCCTGCACCGAATATGATGCACCTGTGGATGCTTGTACTACCTGTATTGCGGCAACGAAAGCTGGCATAACTTTAAGATTGTGGTGTAAATATATTATTTTTCGATTGGCTTTTCTTTATTTACCACTAATCAGGATTTTTGGGCTTGTTTACGTGTACGCCTGTTCCAAGCATATTCATAATCATCATTGTCCAATCGTTTTCACCCTGCGCCCCTGTAAGTAAATTCTGAATAGGTATAGGTGTCATGCCACGAGCCTGAGAGCCAATGAATGAAGGCATAGTTGCCCAAAAGTTCCCCTGCTGCCCGCCATAGTTCCACTTAGAGAATTGACCGGTAAGTTTACCGCCTTTTTGTTCCCCAGGTATATGGTATATTCCTTTTTTATTATGGCCGGCTTTTTTATAAACGCCCTTATCATCCATACCTAACAGTTCATCTAATGTTGTCCAGCTTTTACCTTGCCAGTCTTTCCCCGTTCCCATTTCAACTGCCGCTTTGGTTAAAAATGCTGTTTTAGCTGATAAAAATTTAACTGGGTCCTCTACTGCTTTTATTGGGTCTGAGTATGCTCCAAATATACTGAAATATGCCTTTTTACCTTTGTCTCCACCCGCCCAATGGTATAAAGGAGAAATATCTACCATAAGCCATCTTAAATCTCCATACTCCCACGCTTCCTTATACCTGCGAGTAAAGGCCTGTTCCCAGTCCTCTCCATCTTGTTCATCCATAAATGATAGTGCTGCATTGGTAAAAGCAGTTATCATAGCACCCCTCAAAATAACACGCGCCCATGCTTTTCTGTACAATGTACCTTCTTCTCCTAAATCGAAAGCCTTTTTAGCAAATCGAAGGTTAGAAAAAGTCCAGTCAGTAGCCAAAAAAATCAATGATGAAATATGCCTAACTGTTGGGTCGCGCATAATATTCGGTATGCTTTTATTGGTAAACGGTATTTTGGTTTCCCTTATCCTATCCCAATTAATACCTCCATACTGGTCATTAATTAATGATGCCACACGCTGCGCAACTTCATTTGGATTTGCTTCTGGGTTTTTTCTTAACTCATGCTTGTATAAATTAACAGCCTCAAAGGCCTTTAAACCTGCTCCGTAAGTCTCAAACAGCCTTTTGTGCATAGCTTCGTTCAAAGCCTTCATTTTATCTTTCGATACCTTGGTAAATGCGGTTTTATCCATCTGCTTGTCCAGCCAACTTTGATGGCTGCTAATGCCTTCTTCAAAATCTGCCCTACGCCCAATAGTAAGCCCACCGCGTATTAGTTTTATTAACTCCGGAGATTGTTCTTCAATAAGTTTTATACCTCCGTCGCGGGCAGTCAATGGATTTATATGAGGGCCGCCTTTTTCTCCTTTTCCAACCAAAAGATGGGCTAAAGAGAAGGCTCTGTTGTGATAAAATGAAAAAGATAAAATGGAGTGCTTTACATCCCTGTTAAATTTTGTCAGATTTTTAAGCCGTTCTTTAAGTATAGATGGTTGCGTAATTTGGTTTAAACTTCTGGCTATCTTTTTAGGGGCATATACACTTCTCTTTTCCATAACAGTGCCATTTGGGGAAATCAAAACATTTTTGTCACGTCCCAGCACTTGTATTTCATCGGGAGTATAGTCCTCTAACTTTTTATTATAAACCCATTTTTTAAATCCGTAAGATTTTATTTCTTCATATTCCGGCAGCTTACTGGTACTAAATAGCGGCTCCATTATTGGTTTCCCATCGAAGTCAGTTTCTCCGGTTTCATATTTAATACTTAGCCCATGGTTTAATAACTTTCTGGCCTCAATAACATTTCCTATTTCCTGCATTAAAATACCCAAGTTATTGGTAGCGCCCTGAATAGCCAGTTTATAACCTTTAGAGTACCCCTCAATTATTGTATCAAGAGTACGTTCAATAGTGTGCCTGGTATTTGTTTTAAACCGGCTCCATTGCTCCGTGGCCGGTTTGTCACCAAAGTCCCATGCGCGTGCCACGTAATTATCAATAACATCCCTTATTATCTCGCTGTTTTTAGCCAGCAAGCCTATCTGCTGGTATTGCGCTTTAATATCCTCAGCAATCTGTTTTTGCTCCGGTGTAAGGTTTTGGGACAAATCCACCAACTTCTGCTGGTCAGGCGTAAGCTTATCATAGTACCGCTGAAGGTGTTCTGGGTTTCTCTGTAAATCAAGATACAAGTGTATCGCCCGGTCTACGTTATTGGCTTTTTCCGTTCTGCCTTTCCCTTCGGGAACAGTAGCCCTTATTTGATTTTGCAAGTTTCTTACTGTTTGCTGGGAACGAAACCTCAGCACTTCCTTATTCCCCAAATATTCATCTTCTGTCTTGTAATATTCTTTCTCGGCTTTTTCAAGACTATCAAATCTTTGTTTTTTAGTAAATGGATTGGCCTGCGCATCTCCAAGTATAGCCCTCGCTACACCCTCACTCATGTTTTGTGCCTTTAGGTAAGACATGGCTTGTGCATCTGTTGCCCCATCCATAACGTATTGTGCAGCTTTTTCCCTGGCCTTATCATTAAGTCCAGTATTTTCACGCACTACCATTTCAGCCAAGTCCTGTTCATCTTGGTCTAATCCCTGTTTTTTAAGGTCAGCTACTGCCATCCTAATGGCATTAGTAATGTCAACTCCGGCCATTACAGAAGCGTGTATTACATCAATAAACCCGTTCCATATTTGTGGGGGGAAGGGAAGGGAGTAAAGGCTATCTTCTTTTATTTTTAATTTAAGGATGGCATCAGAAATTCTTTGACGTGTATTAGCATGCGTTTTCTCGTCTATTTGTGTTTGAGCAAACTCTTTATCTGTTTCGTTTATATCAGGAAACATTTCAACATTTGCCTGCTGGAGTTCCATTGAGGCGCCTTGTTCTGGCAGGCTGTCCCTGTACTCCCCCATAGCTTTCTTAACAAGTTCCTCTGTACGCCCCGCAGAAGCGATTTTAAGGTCTTTTTCCGGCACTTCACTCAGCATTGAGTAATCAGTACCCAAACGTTTGTTGACGCTGTTTAAAGCCTCATTAGGGTGCGAATAGCCCATATTCATAGCCCTGTCGAAATCAATCTTTGTCTGCTCAGGTGTTATGCGTACATCATTTTTTAGTGCATGGTCTAAAAAAGAAGAAACACCCTTTAGGGGGGTGCCATCAATAGTAAACGTACAATCTTTAAACTGTATCATTTAGAAAGTGTTTATGCCAAGCTCTTTAAGGCGCTTAACTTTTTTGAAAATATTGTCTAAAGTACCACAATTACAAACAACGCAGTCTCCCTTGATGGTTTCTGCTATTTTGTTGGCATCGTCCATGGCATCCTGCATTGTGTCGCCTAAACCTATACATGAGCCAATTTCTGCCATCTCAATGCCGCATGGTATAAAGTGCGGCACCCCGTCCTTGTACATCAAGTTTTTAATCTTTACCCTGTCTTTGTACTTAGTGGGGAAGTATATGGCCTGGCTTTCAGTGAGTGCCCACTCCGATTTTATTATTACCTGGGCGCCAAACTTAGCAGTGGGCTTTAAATCAGGCACCATGCCGTTTGCCATTTCCCATACCGCCTGTGGAAAGTTGCTGTATATTTCAAGTTGCAGGTCACCCGGTGGTTGCGGCATACGTGTGGTGGGGTCAATAAAATACCCTTTCTTCCCGTTCCACCTTACTTCATTTGAGAAAAAGCACTTGTAACCTGCGCCGGCAAAAATGCCTGAAAGTTTTTTGTTTATATCTTTTAATACCTCGGGCAGCTCGTCATACCGTACAATCTTTCCCAAATAACCGGCATCCTTATCTTCAATACCGGTCATTGCAATATCCGGGTAAAGGCCGTTAATGGAAAATCCATCGTAGCCAATTTCCTCAGCTGGGTCAACAGGGTCAACGGCAACAAACGTGGCCTGTTCGTCAAAAGCACCCAGCGTATGCTTCATTTCTGTTAGCCGGGATGCAGACAAAAGTTTATCATGATAGAGAAACGTTTCGCCGTTCCCGCGTATAACACTGGTTTTTATCCATTTTTCCTTCTCATTTTTGAGAAACTCGTTTAGTTTGCTAAAACCATTCAATACTTTATAACCAGGTACAGGCAATCTTAAATCATCCAGCATTTCCATAAACTCGTCCCTATTTATCTCCATGGTTTCGCCCATGCGTGGGGCGAATACTGCTTTACCAAACTTGGTAACAAATAAGTCTGCCAGTGGCCCTTGGTAAATATCTACTATACAAACAAGGTCAACCTCCTCAATTACCTGCGCCCAATGGTCTACCCGCTCAATATCTGGCACATCCATCCCTATGGCAAAACTATTCCAACGCGGAAACGCGGCTTGCCAAAGCGTATTGTAATAAACTTTTTTGCAGTCGCGTGCCATACGCTGTGCAAAGGATACTTCATTTCCGTACCCAATTACAATACAGGTTACTTCTTTTATAGGTTTGAGTGCCATTATAAGTTATTTAGAGTTCCATTACAGTTCTATCGTACTCCGGCCAGGATATACCAGCGTAAGCGCACATCATCATTTCGATGGAAGTTGCGAAAGTATGCTCGGCTTTATAGGGGGCACCTTCACTAAACCCCGGCTCACTGTCTGCTGGTACAAGTCCCTGCTGCCTGCGCTTTTCGTAGTATAAGTCATAGTCAAGTATTTGCTGTTCAGTTATTCCCTTCCATTTGGTAAGGCGCTCCTCAATCAGTTCGTGGATGGCCACAAGTGTTTCGTACTTTTCATCACCCATTTCGCTTACGCGTATCTGCAGCACCCCCAAATCATCATAAAAATAATCGCCGCATGTTTCATAACGTTGACTATTGTGAGGTATGGTTTTAATGTGTATTTCCATTTTACTTCATTGCAGATACGTAATTACCGGCCGCATCCGGTTTGTCAATGTTTGTACCGGCCTTTATAGATTGTACACGCTGGCTCACACTACCACCCTGTTTGGTAAAATAATCCTGCACAACATTAGGTGAAGCGTTTTTATAGATATAATTCACGATTTCACCCTTATCATTCTTTATTACCACATCCATTTGGTTGTTTGACTTCCCCACCACCGCTATGTGGCCTCTCGCATTTTGACCTGGTATTATCACATTATTAAACAGTGCGTAGTTTGACCGGTAAGTAATTTCCCCTTTATAATCCGTTTCGTGGTACCAGCCTTCTTTCCTTGCTGTTTCGGCCTGGTCCCCCCATGGTGTAAAGTCCTGCTCTTTTGGCGCCGGTGGTTTATTCATCATTTTGGATGCCTGTAAAAGAGCAACCATTTTTCCCGTTTTGGGACTATTATTGTTGTTGGCACTACCTGCGGGCATATTAATTACGTTTGAAAAGGTTACGTAAAGAAAACCTTTTTTTCGCAGTTGGGGGACAATCTACTTTAAGCCTGTCCTCTTTTTTAAGGTCGTCAATCAATTCGTCCACGTCCTTGCCATACCTCTCCACCAGTTGCTTGCGCTGCTCGTGGTATGGTTTTTCCTCCTCCGGTGCGGAGGCAATGTCCTTTTCTATCTGGCTGAGCTTGGCTTCTTTTTCGGCGGCTCGTGCATCTTGCTCAGTTTTAGTATTATCCTCTTTTTGTCCAAATCCGTTAGTCTCTGCGTGCTGTTTCCAGTACTCGTCGGTGAGTTGTTGTTCTGTTTCATAATCTTGTTCAGCAATAGATTGCTGCTCCGGTGTTAGTTGTGAAAATTCTTTATCAAGTTCTTCGGGCGTATGTTCGCCAAACCAATCTTTAAAAGGTACATCATAGGACTGCGCTTGGTTACCGCGCCCACGGTTTACACTTACATGCTCGTTTTCCCACATACGGTCTATGTGCGCTTGTAAACGCTGCGCACGTTTGGTGTTTGTTTTACCGGCCCTTATGTCGGCAACAGCGCCTTCCCGCTCTTTCTGGCTCATGTCGTCCAGTGTGAGCCGGTAGTCAAAACTACTATCCTTGGAATCCTCCGCAAAGTGCAGGAATTGTTCGGTAAAATCTTTTTTGGAAATTTTGGATGTGCGCTCTTTAGAGGTGTCGCGTTTTGCTACCCCCCCCTCGATTTCGTGGGGTTGTTCTGGCTTAATTTCTTCAATAGGCCGTAATACCGTCTCTTCCAAATGCTGCTGAATTGGTGTAGTTTCCTTCTCAACCATTTTCGCAGCTTTCTCAGGGCTGGCCACCACTTCTTTTAATTGCTTGTGCAGTTCTTCAATTTTCGCTTGTATAGGCTCGTGGAATACTTTATCCGTTTCGTGCTTAATTTTCTCCTGCTGTGCAATTTCATCCCATATACTTAATGCAGCGGTCTTTTGCTCGGGTGTGATGCCCTTTGGTAGTTTGCTCTCCTTTGCCCATGAATTAGCGATAAACTCATGCGCTTTGTTCAAAGCATCTAATGTTTTGTAATCACCTCCAGCCAGCGCGTTTTTTCTGGCCTCCTCCAGTATGCTGGCATACAGTGCAGGGTTTTCATTAAAGTTGCGCAGTATTTCCATCCTCGCCCCTTTGGCCTCCGGCATTAACTTAGCCGCGGCGCTAATCATTCCACCCACCACCGTATTCATCATTACATCATGGGCAATGTTATTCGGGTCAAGTTGGTTGGTAGCCAGATGCGTGCCGAATAGTTTATTGCTACCGGCGTTAATTACAAAGCTGCTTGCTTCTTGGGCCAGGTTTTGAGCATTTAACAGTGCCACGCCTTTCACCCCCTGCTCGGTGGGCATCAGTTTCATAAAGTAATCAGTCAGTGATTTTTTCGTAAACCCGGTGGCCAGTAAATCTTCGGTAGTTATTCGGCCTACGGTTGCCTTGGCTAAATCCGAAGGCATCTGCATGGTGTGCATAAACAGCCCTATTAAGCCGCCTTTTATCCCGCCAATGGTTTGTGCCTGCAATTCACTCGCACCGGCTAATTTCGCATGCTGGTAGCCTTGGTTGTACGTTCCCAGCATAAAGTAGCCCAGCTCCGGCGCTTTGGCAAATTGCCCCATCAAAATTGCTGGTGCCATGTTACCCAGCATTTCACCGGCCTGCGCGTAGAAAGGTTTATATCCGGCTTCATTGAGTGCCGTTTGTGCAAAAGGTGTATCTGCAAAGCTGCCGCCATTGGAGAGGAATTTAGCGGTATAGTAGCGAGAATGTGAGCCAAACATACCGCCCACGCCCAATGCAACATCATCTACGCCACCTACCATACCCGTGTAAATACTTTTACCGAAGTCTTTTACTCCCCTGCCCAGTTCCTTGGCCTGCCCAACAGCACCCTCTACACCACCTTTCTTTGCCTGCTGCTCATTGGCATACTTGCTTTCCTGTTCTGAAATCTGCGCTTGCTTGGCTTTCATCACATCAGGGAATAGCCCCGGCACCGCACCCAACAACTGCTCTCCTTTTTTCTGTGCCAGGTACAAATTCAATCCGTCCTGCCCTTCGCGGGTACCCAGCGGTTTTAAATCGTCACTTACCTGCTTTGAGGCAGAAATAAACGATTGCTGGTTAAACTGGTAGGCATTCCATAAATCGGGTAGTTCTTTGCTACCCGACTGTGTAACTGCGTTGGTAACATCCATTTTTATCTTGGCATACCGGCGAATGTCATCCTCCGTCATGCTGGCAGGGTCGTTCAACTTCTTTACCTCCAAAGAAAGCATTTCATCCATTTCGGGTATTACCCCTTTCATGGCATTCTCGCCTACCATTTTCATCTTGGCGCTTATCGCCTGCTGTTCACTCTGGTATTTTGTTTTGAAAGCATTATAGTAGTTATACGATTGAACGGCCTGTAAAACATCCGTGGGTACAGTTTTTTCATTACCATAAGTATCAGCTATCGCTTGTTGAAGTATTTGTGATTTTCCAGTTTGAGAAGCAAGCATATTGCTTGGCATCTGTTCTGCAGATTTTTTTACAGCCTCCATTATATCGGGGTGCTGCATTAAAAACTTTGCCAGCGGCAGGTTATCTTTTAACAGCGCCTGTGTTTGCCATGGGTCGTTTTCTGTCTGCTTTACAAATTCATTTGCCTGCTCGTCTGTAATACTACTTGGCTGCTTTGATAAAGCACTTACCGTTACATCCGGCAGGTTGCCCACGTTAGCACCTTGGGCTGTTTTAAACGTCATGGAAGGGTTATACGCCTTGGGAACCATGTGTCCTTTATCATTCATGTCGAGGTAAACATATTCACCTGTCCACGTAGGATTGTCCATTTGCAGCCTTTTTTTCCATGCAAGGCTTTCAGTATTGAAAAGCTTATCTGTTTTTACAATAGTGCCAATGTACTGCTTGGTGTTCACTATATCGCTCCATGACTTTACACCTTGTATTTCCTTGTTGCGGGCTTCAATGTCTTTTACCTGGGCCTCGGATGGGTTTACCTTAATATTGTCCCCTGCAGGTAAGAGCGCCTCTATACCACCCTCTTTGGTGGGAATATCTACTTCTTCTTTTGGTAAATCAATTTTAGCCGGCAGGTCTGCCTTCATAATATCCGGTGGTGGTATATTCTCCGGTATCAGTGGCTTACGGGCTTGTGTAGTATGCATCGCCGTGGGTGCACTTATATTAAATGCTTCGCTTGCGGCATGCTGTTCTACTGGTAATGATACAGAATTAACAAAGGCATCCGTTACACTTTTAGCTGCTTCAATGGTAAACTTACCGGCAGGAGTAGCGCTCTTTGGGTCTAAAAACTCCTTTTGAAAATCAGCCTTTGGACTTTTGAAAGTGCTGGCTTCCTGAATAGCTTTATAGTCAGCATATTGTTCGGGAATGACAGTGGTAGTATCAGGTGTATTGTCTGGCATGATGCAATTTAAGCACTCTGCGGGCTATTTACAAGCATTGCTAAGCCAGCAAGCGCGTTTCTCGGTGCAACCACATCATTAAATGATATTTCTCCATCATCTGAAAGGTCTGCTTCGTAATCTTCATTTGCGGCCTTGCCGGTTAAAAATCCCTTGCTTAAATCTATTTTAAACAACTCCTGTTTAACGGGCTTGGTTTTATCCATGTCAACAGCAGCCTTACCAGTATTAGGGTCTTTTGCGACCTCCATCTTCTTGGTCTTACTATTAAATTCGTATTTATAGAAAACTGGCAATATGTCTCCATTTTGCTTTACACGAACTTCATCTGGATAAACTTTTTTATTTGTGGTAGGGTCAACAATTGCCATGGCGTTTCTAACCCTATTATCAATTTTCATGTTGTACTGAATTTCCGTTACGCCATCATGTGTATAAGGCCTTGGGTCGTTCATCGCATCAAGTTTTAAAACCTCAAAAAGTTTATTGCCCATTTCAAAGGCAACTGTTTTTTTCTTATCAGCCTTAGCATCATTAACTTTTATCTGTAATGAAGCGCCATAATCCTTTAGCCTCATGCCATATTCAAACCCAAGCTTTTTAAGTGCTTTTTCATTTTCAAATCGTTGCCCTTGTAAATATTCAGGGTTTGGCTTAAACTCTTTCTGCCCTAAGTTATAAGGTTTACTACCCTCAATTATCATTTTGGCTGTATAAAGGCCGGTATAATCCATTGGTAGTTTCTGCCCATGGTTATTGGGGTCACTATCAATTATCTTTTGCGCTTCCTGAATGGTGCTTAATTTATCCTCGTCTTTTGTCTGCATCCACTCGTTCTGCGCGTTTTTGTTGTAATTACGGTTGCCCAAAGATTGGGCAGCTTTCATCGCTATTTCACTTGTCGGGCGCATGTAAACAGCATTTTGGTTTACATCCCACCCCACTAATTGCTTCTTGTCATTATATACGGGTTTTTCACTTGGCACCACTTGCCTGTCACCCAGCACATCCTTTATTGCATCGCCCGTTCCTTTATATGTTTCAGGTGCATGCAGGTATGGCGCCAGCGTATTGAATCCTGTTGTACGTATCTGGTCAATTGTCAGCCCATCCTCTATTTTTGATGCCTGTGCCAGCTCAGGGAAGTCTTTAAAAGCGCCGGGATTGGTTGCGGCCATGTTCCACATCTTCGCTTTTTCTTCACTTTGCTTTGTGCTGGAATTTGCCAGGTTAAGGTTGCTATAATACGCATCATCCAATTTGCCTTGCCAGAAGGCCCTTTGTACGGGGTCTTTTAAAACTTTTGGGCTTTGCAGCATCAATCCAGCCATCCTGAAACTCTTTACCCCTTCCATGAATTTAGGAATATCCGCAGCACGCATTGTTTTCTGGGAATCCCCCAGCTGTAACTGCATTTTATTAAACTGGTCTTGAATATACTGCTTGTTGGTTAAGTCCCTGTGCTGTATTTGGGCAAGCGTGGTGTTAAATTGTTCCCAATGTAGTACGCCGGCCTCGCCCGTACCTGTCCCGCTTGATATGTTTGCGCCTGTTTGTGCCATTACTGTATTGGTTGGAAGCCTGAAAAACGACGTAACCGTTGTGTATTTTGAAGATATGTAGCGTAGCTATCAGGAATTGTGTTCCCGTAAAGGTCAGGGTTTTCAACTGTAGGGTCATTTTTAGGAGTAAAGAACCCTTCACTTGCCCCTTTAGCACCTGCGGAAGCAATCATATTAAGCCCTGTATTAAAGTTCTCGGTAGACGCACCTTTTAAAGCCTGTATAGCTGCGGCGTTTTCTTCGTACTTGGCTTTGCTGTTCCAATCCCACACCCTGTTTTGCCAGTCTCCTAAATTATTTTTCTGGTTGATTAGCTGGCCTTCTTTGGTAACCATCAGCTGCGCATCCTGCGCGGTTAAATTTCCGGTTGCGTCCTGCTGCTGCTGTTGTATAGCGCCTATTGTTTCCATGCCCGCCCTGCGCTCCGTAGCGCTGCCCAAAGCTACTGCACCGGCACGCTGTATCTCTTTTTGTGCCTCTAACTTTACGGCAGCGGGTAAGCCGTATGTAGCCTGCTGCTCTGCAAGTGCTGTGGCATCTTTAATACCCTGCGGCACGCTTTCAATAGGCCGCTGGTTTGATTTTTCCAATGCCTTTGCCTTCTTCTTATCGGAAGCGCTTTTTATCAAGCTTATGGCACCTAAAACTCCTGCGGTTACGAGGCCCCCGGCTGGCATAGACTAAGATTTAGTTGTTAAAACTGTTATATTTTCAATCGTGGTAACCATCCCACACTTCTTCAACCAATTAATCGCCCTGGTATTGTAACTGTATAAAAGGCAGTCAAATTTATCTCCCAGCGATTGTTTGATTGACTTCCAAAATTCATCTAAATATAGCGAATTTCTAAAATTTTTATTTAAACCGAAACTTATCAGCAATTCGGGCATATAAACATAGTAGCCTACCGGGTTGTAATTATCGTAAAAACCAATGCACTTTGCGTCAGGGTAATTGTGTTTTATCTTGGCCATTACATTGTCGCATGCCTGCTGTGTACTGGTAACGTTCTCTCCTTTATCGTAGTAATTAAGCAGGTCGGTATCAAGTAAAAATGCAGCCTCTACGAAGGGCTGCATTTCTGAAATATCGTGTGTGCATGTAGTTATCATCCGTTGCGTGGGCTAAATGCGTAATTTAAATACAACCCGAAGATATAAATTAATTCGGGGTCTGCACGCTGCAAAATCAACTCCATCCATGTCCCTTTCAGGAAGTCTCCGTTAATAAGGCCTCCTTCGCTGTTTACATCCCGCCAGAAAGCGGCACTGTAAATACCTTCCCTGAAATCAAGATCTTCGTCCAGCAATGTACTTTGGTTGCCCAGCTCAGTTTGTATCTGCGTAGGCATTGGCGCTGTCCATATTTTCCCATATTGGGAATTGTAGTTTATTGCCCGGTATTCTTTTTTGGCGTTTGCCTGCGGGTTAAATACTATATCTAATGAGGCTGGATAAAGTACACCATACGGTGTTATCTGGCCGTATTGTTCAATTACACCATACTGCGCTATCTCACCAGGTACGTAAATTTGACCGTAGTTTGAAAAGAAGGTGTTATACTGGTTTTGATTCGTAAAGCTGTACAATACGCCTTTCTGCCACGCATACAGCACGTTTTCACCGCACTCAATCATATCTGGTTGCCAATCCCTCCAGTTAGTAAATGCGTTCTCTGCTTCGTCCCATACAATAGTGTCTCCCTGTATATCATCGCCGCTTTGGAAAACAAATATGCACTCCTTCTTTTTGTCCCTTTGGAAATAACAGCATCCCAGTATTTTGGCATAGCCGCCGTAATATCCTTGATGGTTATTTAAATACTGTGTAGCCAGTGGCCCTACAAATGTTTGTACTTTCCCTTCTTCGCTTATTGGTGTGTAACCATCCTGAGAAAGTCGTAACAAATACCCTTTTACCGGGTCTGGGTGATAATCAACATACCCATCTGAAAACAGCCCGTCAGCCTGGTTGCCTATGCCAAAACTTCCGTCATAGTACTGGATGTTGTTTTGTGTAATTATCGTGTCGGAAACTATCAGGTTTTTAGTCCCGTCATTGTTTACAATGAATTTTGCATACACCCCTATAACACCTGTACCGCGCTCATGGAAGATTCTGGCGTTTCGCTGCCGGGCAACCATCCGCATAACCTTACCCTTGCTGCGGTCAAATTCATCGTAGTCAAAAGGATAAAATATGCTTATACCGTTTACATTCGTTCCTTGCTGGTCAGGATGGCTAAACCTAAACCTTGTGGGATATTCCTGTTGTTTTACATCCGGCGCCACAACTGCAGGTTTCCCGTTGCTGCTGGTAACAATAGCGTACACATCGCTGAATGACGGCTCAATTACCGGTATCTGTATGTTTTCTATTATCTCCATTTTAAGCACATGCTGCCCGTATTGCACTGTAGTTGTGCCATCTATACCTGCGTCAACTTCAATATAAAACACTATACATCCCGCGGGCACTACTGCATCAACAATCAACTCGGTAAAATCCGCCTGGTCGCCGGAAGAAGCAAGAAACCTGTTTTTAGCCAGATAGTAGCTTGTATAGTTATTACTTGGGTTAATAACAACCACAAATATGCTCAGGTTTACGGCTTTGTCGGTTGTTGCGCCAGCCGTGTCAACTGTAAACCGCAAAGAAATGTCGCTCGCTGTTTTATTCTTAAATATGTAATCGGTGCTGCTGTAATCAACAAGGCCTGTTAATCCGGGGTCGGTGTTGTAATTCTGTGTTCCTACTTCGTACCGTGTATTGCTTACATTCCCACCCTGCGGCGTTGCGCTGGGGGTGGCGTATGTTTCGGCAATCTTATAATTACCAATATCGTAGTAATAAATAAACCCTACCGGCACCGTTCTCCACCGGAAGAAGTTATCGCCATCGCTTATTGTGACGATAGCCGCCTGCGAAAGATTAGCTGTTTGTGTTTGGGTATTGCCCATGTGGTAGGCTTGTGCTGTACCTGAATTACCAATCCCAAACCATTTACCAAATTCAAAATAAGTATTGTTGTTTGTTTCGCCTTCTACAATATTTGACTGGTGGGCTTTTAAATTGTAAAGCAACACTTGGTAGTGCTGGTAATCTATAGTCCCGTCAAAAACAAAGACTCCAGGTGTAATATCGGCTGTAGGGTAGTTTATTTTTACGAAGTTGCCAGTCATTTGCTGTGTATTGATAACAGGGTTTACCTCCAAAGAAAGCACCTCGTAATCAAGATTAAGCGTAGAAATGTCGTGTCCTACGCCGCTGGCATCCCATCTGGCATTAAACCTCACCCTGTCGCCGGGGGAGAAGTTGTACTGTACGACGCCCTCACTGGCCTGTATAGTTTTATTATATTCTACAATATTGCTTACATCTATGTACGCATACTGTTTTTCAAGGTACACCTGGCTATACGCCTGCCGGGAAACCCAGTTAAGTATTTTATTGTATGAAAGCTGAGGCGTCCTTAAAACCTGGTAGCCGGTAGCCCATATTGGTGGCCGGTGTGAAATTAAGAGTGCAAGCTGGGCCACCCCCGCTGCATACGCGCCAAAGAACTGGGATGGCGTTTTGATAAAACACTGCGCTGTGGTTACTACTGTATTAGTGCGTCCTTTATCATCCCGGTAATTAATGGCTATCCCATAGTTGCAGTTTGGTAAATAAGCAAAGAAAGATGTGTTTAAAATGCTATAATCTGCCGGTACGTAAGGCGCTGCATCCAAAGTGGTGTTTGCCCGGTACAAAACCAAACTGTTTGTGCCAAGACTTATGAATGTCCACCCCTGCGCAATACTGGCTACCTGCAGTTGTGTAAGCGCCGTAACCACGGAAGCGTCACTGGCCGTAATACTAAACCCTACCTCCGCCTGGGCTGCGTTCTGTGCTTTTACGGTAAGTACGCTACCTGCCAGCACATCTAATAAGGATGGATTATCGTTGCCGTCATTTGTACCGGTACCGGTTAAATATATCGTAACATACCCGGTGTACGGGTTTTGATACGCAAAAAACAGCAACCCATTTACTGTTGCATACTGGTTGTCTACCGGCGTAACCGTTGTAGTCATTAAAGGCATTGCCACCTGGTCATAGCCTTCCACGGTGTCTGCCACGGCCACCACATTCCCGTTTAAAACAGTGCTGCAATTATTCTGCTGGGGAATATATGTCTGGTCAATTACTGTCAGTGTAGGGTCAGCGGAAGGATATGTACTGTCATTGTAAAAAACATACCGCCAAAAGCTGTTATCGGGGATACTCAGCTCAGATTTTACCAATGTGTCAACAAGCAGCCAATCGGAAGTTATGCCGTCTTTTGTTTGCTGCATCCATATCTCCAGCTTTTTTACATCCACATCCCCTGTTGGGATGTATAACGCTATCCTGCCGTTTTTATTCGGGTTTTGGTTTATCACCATATCGCCGGGATTGTACGGCAGCGGGCACTCGCTTATTGTTGAATACACGCATTTATCCAAAACATCAAAAACCTGCCGCGTCCTGAACTGAAACAGGGCATTACGCAGGTTGTTTGTGGCCAGGCCGGTAGCGTTCTCATACACGCATTTTATTGGTATAGGCGGTGGTTGTTTCGCAAGGTCTATGTAATTGCGCCTTATAGGGTTATACGTGTTGGCTAAATACAGGTTTATGGGTATACGGGTAATTCTTTTTAAACTGTCGGTGTAAACAAGAATATCGCCGTCAACAGGGTCGCCGTAGATTATATCAATGGAATTTATGGTAACAGTAAAAAGAAAGCCCAGCACATCACCGTCTGTGTTGATACCGTTCTGAATCAGGGTATCAATAGTTCCCAGCTTAGTGTTTAGAATATATATACCATCATTGCCGTTGGAGTTTTTATTCATCCAGAACATCCTGTATTTAACGGCATCATAGTGCCTGCCGATACAAAGATTGTCTCCTGCCGGAAGGCTAAAACCATACGCTGTAAATAAATTGATTGTTCCGGTGAGGTTCTGCGGGCGTTTGTTTCCAGCTGGCCCAAACCAGCTTAAATTCCTTGTACTTCGGCGTAGCATACCATTGCCTACGTTCTCCGGCGTATCGTCCAGGTTAACCATACCGGTAAATGGTACTTGTTCTATTGGCATGTTTAGTTGATTTGACTGAGCTCTGTTACTACCAGTTGCCCAAGCCAAATGTACCCCTTTCCTGTGTAATTACCCCCTGTGTTGTCGGTAGCGGTCAAATTGTACATCACCCTGCTTTGACCGTTTTCTGTAAAAGAAGTGCCTAAATAATAATGCAGGCCTTTGCTCCCATTGGCAAGTACCTGCACATTTGAAGTATATAACTGGCCTTCTGGCATGGCTTATGGTTTTAATCCTAAACTTTGCGCTTCTACCGCTTGCTGGTAAGCATCCTGCAGCCTGAATGGCTTATACATCCTTTTTGCAAGGCTTAATTGTGATTTAAACATATTCGCACGCATCTGAATGTTTGCGTTACCTACGTGGCCGGTAGCTGGCATATACGCTATATCCTGGTACCCCAGCCATGCTATCATCGCCTCCTGAAACTGTAAGGGTATCGCGTAATCATCATTCTGCTCGGGGCTGCTTAAATACTCAATAATGATGTTCGGGTATTGAAAGTTGGGGTTAAGGACAATAACCCTATTGGCCATATCCACCCTGCACTCGCCCGGCTGCACCAGGTGTGAGCCTGCACCAAACCGCTGCGCATAACCCGAAAGGCCGCTCCATCCAAAACCTTGTACGCCGGTAAACTGGTTTATATCAAACCAGCAATCACTGGTAAGTATCTGCTGCACTTCCGGCGTAATATCCGTAAGCCTGTTGGCTGAATTATCTTTATACGTTGTCAGGTCATTGTTCACACGCAAAGTAGCAAGCTCGCCACCATAGTTAAAATACCCTATTTTAATCCACTGTATGAGGTCTACGGGCAGCAAAGCGGTTTTATTGGCGCCTACCACCAATTGCGTTGTAATAGGCTCCCAAAACGCATTCAAGCCCATTTGGATAAAAGCCCTGAAAGCTATACGCCAAAAGCGCAAAAACTCACCTTCGTTCTGCTTTGAAGCTTCCGAATACATGAAGATTATATCTTTCAGTTTTATCTTATCGTTTATTGGTGCTGGCATACGTTATGGTTGTTCTGTAATATGAGGTGAGCCGTCGTTTACATTATCCCTTGGCTTGCTTTCTTTAGCCGTTAATTTCTGTACCACCATGTCGAATATCATACTTAGCGCATCATCAGGTACATTCATTATATCATCGGCGCTGCCGGTAGCCGTCCTTGTTGAAAGCATCGGCACCCGTATAGAAAGGTCGGCGCCAATCAAGTCAAAAGCCTGCGTATTTAAAAATAGTGTGCTTCCTTCCACCCATCCGTACACACCAAAGTTTGGTGTGGCTATTCTATCATAAAATCCTTTTTGGTACGGGTTTACCCAAATTACAGGGAAACTTACCTGGCCCTGCTTAGCAAATGTTATTGACTGCAGGCTTATACCCAGCGGCAAACCAACCGGTGGCGAAGGCAGTGTTAATGAATAATAACCAGTGTCTTTATCCTGAGACATATCCGCACCGGTAAACTTATAAGTTGTAATAAAACCCTCCGGCACCGAGCGTATTCCCACTTCTTGGAAAGCCCTCTCAGACATTTGAGCAATGACGGCACCTATACATTCGTATGTATACATCCCAATATCATTATCTGTAAGGTCGAATTTTACATCGCTCCAGTTGTTTTGCAGGAATTTCTTAACCCTGTCAAAAAACTGCCCAAATGTGGATGTGCCTATTATTGCCATGGTTTATTCTCCCTGTTTAATGGTGTGCTCCCCGTATTGTACCAGTTGCTCCTCAGTAAAGCTTATACCTACCAGCCTGCACGTCCTGGCCATTATCTCGTCATTGCTCATATCATCCCATAATGGCTGTACGCTGCCTGCGGGGTCGTACACCGGCCTGCCGTTTACTGTTGTGTAATTCCACACTACATCTGGTGGGTAAACATAATAACTGGCTTTTATCGTAGATATATATCCTTCGGGGTAAACATGCCAGCCAGTATCTTCTTCCACATAAAATGGTTTACTGGTAGGCGTCATAGGGTCAATGCGTGAATTAATACGCCCCGGCAATTTTGTGTCGTCAATTCTTTCTATTCCCCTGCCGGTAGAATCAGTCATTAAAGCAAGGAATTTAAAACCTGTTGGGTAAGGGGCGATATTAGCTGTTACGGCAATTACTTCATTACTTACCTTGAAAGGCGTTAGGTCGGCGGCAATCTTACTGTCCATGCCCAGCGCAACACGCGGTACAGGTTTTCCATATTGAAACTGCTGCACCTTTCCCAATAAAAAGTCGTAATAATACCGCTGCGAAGTGTTGTAGGCAAGCATATACTCCTGTGGCGTTACCTGCCCAATCTGGTTCTTTCGAGCCATGAATTGTAAAAAAAGGTAGTTACTATTAACGTTCGCCATAAAAAAAGGGAGCTGTTATGCTCCCTGTAAAAATATGAATAAATTATAAACTTAAAATTTAATTGCAGTTTAGCTGCGGCTCGTCCATCATAACGACGTCTGTGGTTAAAATTGCACCTGCCACGCTGGCTGCGTTTACAATGGCATTACGTACCACTTTTACCGGGTCAATAACACCCATGGTTATCATGTCGCCATATTCGCCAGTGGCGGCATTGTAACCGCTATTTTCTATCAATTTTATGTAGTCTGGCTTAACACCTGCATTGGCGCAAATTTGGTTAAACGGTGCTTCCAGTATTTTATCAATTAACCGTGCCCCATCTGTTGTTTCCAAGGCAATTTTCGATTTACTCCTTAATAAAGCAAGCCCACCACCAGGTACAATACCTTCCTGCAAAGCAGCCTTTGTTGCCCTTACAGCATCATCGCAGCGGTCTTTCCTTTCCTTCATTTCAAGCTGGCTGTTACCGCCTACATACATCACCGCTACGCCGCCGCTTAAACGGGCTATACGAGTATTTAAGCCTTGTTTCTGCATGTCGGTAGTTTCCGGTAGGTCGCGTTGTGTGCGCAGCTCCATAAGCCTTTTATCCACCAGCGCCTTATCCCCCTGCCCGCCAATCAGTGACGTAGAACTTTCGCTTACAGATATTTTAGCCACCTTACCTAACTGCTCTGGTGTAAGTTTTGCCAGTGTATTGCCAAATAAATCGCCAATCACCGTACCACCGGTTAAAATGGCTATATCCTTCAACACTTCATTCCTTTCGGGGCTATCGCGCATTTCAGGACACTCTATAATACAAACCGGCAGGTCGGGTATTTTAGCTTTATTCGCAGCAAATGTACCCAGTGCCTCACCTTCAAAACCTGAGCATATAATTAACAAGGCATTTTTCTCGCCCACCTTAGCTACATCAAACACACCGGGGGTTTTCTTACCGGGCGTAGGGTCAAACAAATCCTTAACCGTTGAAATTACCTTGTCGTAAATAAGCACCTGCACCCCTTCCAGTTCGCAGGTAAGCTTATCGGTGTTTATACAGTAAGGTGTTATATACCCGCGGTTAAGGCGCATACCCTGCAGCACTTCAATCTTTGTTTCAGCGCTTTGGCTTTCCACCAGGCTTACATCGCCTTCTTCACCAATCTTTCTGAAAGCCTCGGCCACCAGTTTGCCTATTGAGTTATCGTTATTTGCCGCTATTGTAGCCACATGCTCCAGCATATCGCCTTCTACGGGTATTGCCTGCTGTTTAAGGCTTTCTACCACCAGCTCCACCGCTGCGTTTATTTCACGCTGTAATTGTATGGGTGTAGCGCCTGCGTCAATCAGTTTAAAGCCTTCGTGGATAATAGCCTGTGCAAGTACGCATACAGAAGTTGTTTGGTCACCCACATCCATTAGCTGCTTTAAGGCCATTTCAATAATCATTTCAGAGCCTACCACTTCCATTGAATTAGGGTCAACCCTGCATGCGCGGGCTACGCTAACTCCGTCCTTTGTGCTACGAGGAAAGGCGCCGTTTTCTTTTATTACTACGTTCCTGCCGCTGGGGCCAAGTGTTACCTTAACGCTGTCCACTATTAAATCTACGCCTGACAAAAGCGCCGTTCTGGCTTCTTCGCCTTTTAGTATCTTTTTTGCCATGTATGATTGTTTTATAAATTATTGAAGCTATTTATCCGTAACCAGCAAAATCTCCCTTTCAAACAGCACAAGGTATTCTTCGCCGTCCACCACTACTTTAGCGCCTGCATTTTTACCGAAATGCGCGGTATCGCCGACTTTTGCCTCCATTGGTATTAATTCGCCTGTGCCGGTAGCGCGTTCGCCTGGACCTACCGCAATCACCTTGCCCTGCAGTACTTTAATATCCGCATTGCCTGGCACTACAAATCCGCCTGCTGATTGCGCAGGTGCTGTATCTGGTTTTACTAAAACCTTGTCTCTAAGTACTTTTTTCTTTGAACTCATATACATGCGTGTTAATCCGAATAACGGATGGTTTGTTAATCTTCTGCCTGCTTTTATATATGTACCAACCACGTCCTCGTTTGTAACAACCACCTGCCTGCGCACTTCATTATTCCACTGGTAAACAACTTCGTAGTCTGCATATTTGTAAACTATAATCGTGTCGTTCCGGCAAATATCTTCAAAATCGCTGGCCACCACCTTCATTAAGTTGTCCTCGGTTTTCCGGCTGGCATCCGTTACGCCTTCAACCATTGGCACTTCTATTCGTTCGCAAATAAGATTTTTATTCAGCGGGCGCAGGTCGCCATCTTCGTCAACGAAAGAAAGAATCCACCTATCATAAGGCAAAACACTGGTACGTATGCCGTTTTCTGTTTTTACCAAAAACTCCTGGTCGAAGATAAGGTTGTGGTGTACTACTACGTATTTGCCTATTAAATGCTCAGGAACGCCAGTGCCTACCTGTTTAACCAATCCTACTACTGGCTGCGTCTCCCTGTTATTTGTGTCATACAAGTGCCTGTTGGGCACAATATGAAACGTTACGCCATTTTCAAACGTATAAGATTGTTTTTGCTCAAGTGAGCTTTCAATAAGTATCGTGCCGCGTAGTGGTGTCATTTATTTCTTTTTTGCTTTCTTCTCTGCTGCCCTCCTTTCCTTCCTGTTGGGGAATGAGCCGGTTACTGTTGTTGTGCCTGGCAAAAACTCTTTTGTGCTGCCAAAAAATGGAACATTCTTTTGAGGCAGTTCTTCGTTTTGTACAAGTTCTGCCGTATGTTTCTTTTCCATGGTTAAAATTTATCAAACTCAGGATTTCGCTCGTCTACCCATTTCTGCATCACGGCTGGATGTTTGAAATCAATCGGCACCACATCTGCTGGTGTAAAACCGGCATTCCATGGGTCAAACTTTTCAACCCCATCAACTCTTGTGTCATGTGGTATTTGGAATATTTCGTCTTGAATGTGTTTAATCTTAACGATATGCTTTGCCCTCGAACGAACAAAGCCATAATGCACGATTTTTATTTCATCCACAAAATGGTCTCTCGCGTCAGAAAGTTGGCTTTCACCATCCCCTATACTGGGATAAAAAGTGCGTGAAAGACGAATGATATGGGTACCCACCGGGCTTCTGTTTTCAGGCACATTAAGACGGTGGTAACAGTCCCCCCACAGGTTCACCCGGGTAACATAAAACCCCTCCTCATTTGTCTTTATAGCGCGTTTAATGGCATCGTAGCTGCTGGGCAAGCATATTTCATCAGATTGAAGGAGAAAGTACCAGTCATACCCATCTGCATTTGCCTTCCGTTGAAGTTGATTTTGAAAATATGATAACTTTTCACGGCCCTGCTGGGAATCCCATTCATCTTTTGTTATAAGATATAACTTAACCCTGTCATTACTTTTAAATTCAAGGTGCAATATATCTGCCGTTCCATCTTCACCACCAGCGCCTACATAAACCATATCGCAAAATTCAAGAAGGCTGTTTACAGTCTCTATGAAATTGTAGTCCTGCGAAATGCCACGATAGCAAAAAGTAACGCCTGCTAACTTTTTCATTCTATTACCTCCATTTCTTTTGCCCAAGGTTTTGTTTCAAGTTCTGCCTGCACGCGGTCAAATTCTTCCTGCAGGTTATAGCAGCGCATGCCAAACCAGGCCCCGATACCTAAAGTCGGGTGGTAAACAGGAAATACAATATGCATCCATTCGTCAGAAAGGTCTCGTGGTGTCCAAAGGCTATGATGCGCCTCCGGGTCAATATTATCTTCCGGCGCTTTCATCCACCAATCAAGTGGCGTAAAAATAATCTGCTTGTTGCTTCTTTTTTTCATCAGGTTAAGCAACCTGAAACCATCCATCTTTTTAAGATGTTCTATTCCGTCCAGGCAAAAAGAAACGTCGTAATACTTACCTGTTTTTTGAAGATATTCCAGTACATCGGCCTGCACAAAATGCTCTTGCTCCTCTCCAATATCCCGTTTTAATATATCAACATACCAACGGTGTTTAAATCCAAGCTTACGGGTATGGGGACAAAGATTGCTACACAAATCCACCATGTCAAATCTTTCTTTGCCAACCATTGCATTAAGGCAATCTGTATAAACCTCGTCGTTGCCGTTTACTGTTGGGAATGTTATTGTCATAGTTCGCTAAATTCTTGTTTTGTAATTGTTTTCATACAACCAGGACCTCGGCCAACATCTTCGGTTGACTTTATGGGGTATATCTGCACACCTTGTGTGGTTTCAACATAAAAAACATCAATCCCTTTATATGTTTTATAACCTTGCTGGGTCGTTTGACTAACCTGTCTTTCAAATTCAATAGTTATGCTTTCTTTTTTCAAAGGACACCAATCAGGGGTAATTGGGTTGTAGTTTTTATCGCCTTCAATTTTTGGCTCAAATACATAAACATTGCCAATAGTGCAGCCGTCCACTACCTGTACCCTGTCGTCAAACACACTCCCGCTGCCATTAAAATAACCGGCTCTATATTTATTATATTCCTCCTGCGTCAATTCCGGTTTGATAAAATTATCTCTCCCCACAATCCCTACATATTGCTTTATATCAACCGGTCTGTCAGGGTGATGGCAGTAAAGTTCATATTCATCACCCGTGCCATCATATAAAGGGCAATTAACGCAACCCGTTATTGTTTTTGTCATAAAATACTTTTAATTACTTCTACTATATCATAAGCCGTATGTTGAGTACAACGCGGTATTTCGTCGCCCATAAGGCACTGTACGCCGCGGGTTCCCACTTCGGAATGGTAGCAGCCCTGTTTTACACAAAAGCCTTGTATGACGCTTAAATTATCAAAATCGCTGTACCTCAGTTCGGGTGTTACGCTCCCAAAAAAACCTATACACTTAACGCCTAAAGCTATGGCCACCTGCAAAGGGAAACTGTCTGTACCTATAAAAATATCAGCCCCGCCAATCATGTAATTCAGCATTTCGTAGTTATGGGTGTTGATATGCGTTCCGAATTGTTTTCCTGCACCTTTTCCCACCTGCAACACCATATATCCCTTTCCGGTCAAAAACGCAAACACCTGCAGCCAGTCCCGTTGGCTCACTGCAATGTTTCGCCAGGGCATGTCCGTATCGTCAATATGTACCACCGCGTACTTGCCAAATAGTTTTGCATGCGGCGGGCAGTAGCTTGTTAGCTGGCTGTTTTTCATTTCGCCATCTTCGATACCCGCTGCCTCGTAATAGGATTTTAAAACGGGTTGCTGCGGCTTGCTTTCGTAGGCCATATCCAAGCCTATAAACTTAACACCAGGTGCCGTAAGCAGCTCTATGCGCGTCTGCGTAATATGTTTCACGGGAAACCTATGGTGTTTAAATGGCTCCCAAAACTGTATAGGTGTATCAAGCACCGGCTGGTACCCGTCATTCCAAAGTCTTTCAAGCAGCGGCTCTGTCATTATCACATCACCGGCAGCAGCCTGCCGTGTTACTATTGCATGCGGCCTGTAAGGTTGGTGGTAGTATTGGTGAAATCCAAAAGTAGGATGCAGTGGCTCAATAAGCTCGTAAGAAAACTTCTGTGCGACTTCTACCGGAGCGAACTTATACCCCACTGTTTCAAGGTATTTACCATACAGCCGGCAAGTAATTTCATCTTCTGGATGCGTTATAGCGATATGCTGGTCAATCCTTAACCAATACATTAGCTCTTTGCTCCGCAGGCTGAAACCACCATTGCCTACTGAATTATTATCGTTGTATGGCCACGGGGCGCCAATATAATCATACTGTAAAAATTCATCACTCCATTGCTTTCCGTCAAGCACGTAGCCGTCATGCTGAATAATAAGCACATGCTCGGTAAACACCCACTTACAAAGTTCTTTTACAACAAAGCGTGAATAATCCTCTTTGCTTTTTAACGCATCAATCTTCCCTATATATACACCAGGAATTGGCAATTCAATATCTGTAAAAAAAATAGTCTTGGCAGGCTGTATTTGCTCCAAAGAGCGCCTTATTGCCTTCATAGCACCTGCATGGTGTTTAGTGTCTATACACACCATTGTTACTGTTGGGAGATTAATCATTGGATTCCTCCAGTATTGTTGAAGGTTCTTTATCCATGCTTTTAGCGATAGCCTCAACCGCTTTCCAGGTAGTAAGAGAAACAGATGAACGCATGATGGCAGACTTAACGCCACCTTCTCCTACGCCCATAAATGGTGCTATCTGTTTCTGCAAATCAGGATTTTTATGCAGATAGTTTAAAGCCTCAATTGTTAAATGTGTTGCCATGTACTTTAATTAAAGCCAGCACTTACGCGGCTGGCTTACGGTGTAGTATATTCTTCTCTGTCATTCATTGGCTCATACAACACTTCTATTGCCTTTGACGGAGCATGCGGTCTGCATAGTCTTGCATGCGTTGGTTTTTCGGCTCTTTGCAGCCTAACCGGCCCTGATTTGTCCGGCACCCTGTATAAGATTGCAGAACGTACGGGTGTCGAACCCGTTTGAATGCTCCCGTGACAGGGGAGTGGCCTAACCGTTAGCCCAACGTTCCAAAAAAGAGCGACGGAAAAAATTTAAAAACCGCCGCCCTTCATTTATACCTAAACTGCTTGCGGAAACAAACGTAAAATGAAATTCACTAATAAAAAAATTTATCTTTGCATTTTATTGCAATATCTTTATCGGGTATGAAGAAAAAAGACAAACCACCAGTTGAGAATACAGAAGTTCAAGATGCTGTATTTGAGCAACCGACCGACCCTAAGACGTATGACGAATGCACTACAGATGCACAGCGACTAAGTTTCTTAAATGCTGTTGTGGGCGCTCAAATGGCTGAGATTTCAGAGCTAAAGCAGATTAAGCAGGACTACGAGAATGATGCCATCTACAGCATGTACTTCGCCACCAACCGAAAAGCAAACCACTGGGCCAGGATGATTAACGGACTGGATATTTCTATACCCGCGCAGGCAAAACAGTATATGGATATGCTTAAAAACCAGGATGTGATTGCCGCCTCACTGAATAAAATGCGTAGGGAGTACTTGAAGCTGGATGAATCTGAATTGGCAAAGGCCGAGGAGAAAGGTGTTCCGCTTATTGAGCAACAGGGTAAGAAACAAAAATGATAAAGATGGCATACGTTTATAGACATATTCGATTAGATACAGGGAAACCGTTTTATATTGGCGTTGGTAAGGATGAAAATGGTAAATACTCTCGTGCGCATAGCCATCAAAACAGAAACAATCACTGGTATGGTGTTGTAAAAAAACACGGCTACGAAGTTGAAGTTTTAATTGATGGGCTAACTTATGAGCAAGCTATTGAGAAAGAATTTGAATTTATTGCTTTGTACAAAAGGGTGTTGGATGGGGGTACTTTAGTAAACCTGTCTCTTGGAGGCGGTGGCACTCTTGGGGTATATCCTTCTGACGAGACAAGACTTAAGCAAAGTTTAGCTAAAAAAGGAAGGCCATCGCCATTGAAAGGTATTCCTGCTACTCCTGAAAAAGTTCAGCATTTAAAACAGTTCTGTTTTAAGAAAGGTCAAGAAAGTTGGGTAAAAGGTAAAAAAATGCCACCAGGAATGGCTGAAAAGTGCAGTAAAATAAAAAAAGCTTTTTACGCAGATAAACCGGGCCCGCGTACAGGCAAAAAAAATTCAGAAGAATCCTTAAGAAAGATGAGGGAGACTAAAGCTAAAAACCCCCAAAAGGCTTGGAATAAAGGTAAACGACCTTCTAATGAAACCATAGCTAAAATAATGGCTACAAGGAATTTTAAAGTTGTTTACCAGCTTGATTTAAATAGGAAGCTTATTAAAGAGTGGCCTTCAGTATCAGAAGCAGCAAGAGATATGCACATTCGAAAAGGGCATATCTCTAACTGTTGCCTTGGTAGATTAAATACCTACAAAGGATTTATTTGGAGCTATTCTAAGCCTGAAACAGGTTAGGCATTAGCCAGTGTTCGTATTGCGCTCACTGTCTCAGAACAACCATAAATAAACCCGTTTGCCAGTGTTATTTGGCTATACAGGTGGTAAATATTATTGCCGAGGTAAGGGCCAACATTATTAATTTCAGCAGGTGAAATAAGCAGATATTTAGGCGTTTGTGGTACGTTGCCGGGGTTGCCATTTATTTCATATACTGACACCTGGAATAACTGAGCCATAGTTTTAAATTTTAATTCTCAAATATAAAATAAAATGGAACAAACGGACGAAAAAATAATTACAGCGCATCATAGTATGGCATGCGGAGATTTAATTGCGTGTATGGCCGGTATGAAAGCAGTCTACGAAAGGACGGGGCAAAAATGGTTAATCTACCAAACGATTGGGTTGCCTGCCATGTATTATGAAGGCTGCATTTACGGCACACATAGTGAAACCGGTGTACCGGTAACCATGAATGAAACCCTGTTTAGGATGCTTCGCCCGCTGATTACAGCGCAGGAATACATCCACGATTTCAGAATCTACCAGCTTGAAAAGGTGGATGTGGATTTTGACAAGATGTTTACCCTGGGCAAGTGTAATAAACCTTTTGGTATAATACAGCGCTGGCCGTTCTATGCGTTTCACGAATTGGCTATTGACTGCGATTTAAGCAAGCCATGGATAAGCGTGCCTGAATTAGAAGACGGTATTCTTAAAAGTAATTTAAATGAGTGTATTCTTTTAAACAAAACAGAACGCTATTCTCATGGACTTAGATACACTTTTTTAGGTGACTCTCCGTACAGAGGAAGTGTAATTTTCTTGGGAACTAAAACCGAATTGCAAAGGGTTATTAGCGAACATGCCATTACTCCCGGATACTTAGAATTAGAGAATTTCCTACAGGCTGCTCAATATCTTTCCTGCTGTAAGGTATTTGTTGGCTCACAAAGCTTTCTTTACAATCTCAGTGAGGCTATGAAGATACCGCGCGTGGTAGAAGTGTTTCCCCCGGCGCCTAATTGTATACCCATTGGAAAAGATGGGTATGACGCTATGTGGCAGGAAGGGCTGGAATGTTATGTAAAACATTTGTTTGAGAAATAATATATATTTGCCTCAACAAAAGGTGAAAGTTGATATTGGAGCTATTAACTTGCACTCCGGGTTAAAATAAAAAAATGGTTTGCAAGTACGCGGCTCCAACGCGGAAAGCAAGCCTTTTTTGTTATATGGCAAAACCAAAACAGCACCACTTTGATATTAATACAGCTATTGATATTGGATTGCATGAGGCCATAATACTTAATAATTTTGAGTACTGGATTGACTTAAACAGGTCAAACAAGAAGCATTTTTATGACGGCAGGTACTGGACTTTTAATAGCGTCCGGGCTCTTTCTGAACTTTTCCCTTACTTGTCTTACAAGCAAATTAGGACGGCCATAGACAAACTTTTATCACTGGGTATTTTGGTAAAAGGAAACTTTAATAAAGTCGGGTACGATAGAACAACATGGTATTCAATAACCGACGTTCCCATTTGCCCCACAGGGCAAATGGATTTGTCCTATAAGGCAAATGGATTTGCCCAAGAGGGCGAACCTATACCAGATAATAACTCAGATAATTTTACAGATAATGAAAAAGAAAATAGTTATCTTATTAAAAATAATTCATATTTAATATTTAAAGAATGGATTAGAGTAAATACACCAAGAGTATTATCATTAGAAGAACAGGTAACAGAAAAAGAGTATAAAACCTTGATTAAAAATTATTCTTCTAATGATATTAAAGTCGCACTTGCTTATATGCACAATCAGAAGGATTTAAATAAAAAATACAACTCTGTATATACAAGCCTTAACTTTTTACTTAAAAACAAAAAACAAACAACATGAAGAAAACGCCGACTTTGGAGTGCTTTTTTGACGGTGCCTGTTACCCGAAAAATCCCTACGGAACGATGGGGATGGGTGCGTGCATCAATGAAATGGGGATTGAGTTATGGAAATGCAGCCATACAATCCCGGCAGGTAAGGCCAACAGTAACAATGTAGCTGAGTACCTGGCGCTGGAATACATCCTTGATGAACTGATGAAGCAGGCTGTAAAAATGGAAACTATCGTTATTAAAGGCGACAGTAAACTTGTAATTGAGCAAATGAGTGGCAAATACAAGATTAAAAGTGGTATGTATGTCCCCGTAGCGATTAGGTGTAAAAAGAAAGTTATGCACTTAAGTTCACTTAATGATATAAAATTTCAATGGATTCCGCGTGAGCAAAATAGCTATTGCGATAGCCTAAGTGGCGGTGATAATTTTAATAAACCAAACAACAAGGTATTAAGGGGTAGTTTTGAGGTCGTAGATGGAAAACTATCGTTTAATTGCACAACTACAAACATACCATTTAATGAAGTTCTTTTTGGATTGACCAAACTTAGAGACGAACTTAACAGGCAGATTGACAATCAACAAAATTGTCCTTACCATGGAAAGTAAAGCCCTGCAAAAAGCCAAAGAAGCAATCGCCCGGCGCAATGCTCTAAAGGCAAAGCCTGTTAAAAAGGAGAGAAGCTATAAAAGAAGCGTTTTAAAGCCCTCAGAAACGGTTTTGTATGCTCGTAAAGAAGATAAGATTAAAAGCCTTACAAGCCAGCTTACAAAGGCAAATAACACCATCCAGCATATATCATCGCTGTTTGATGATAGAAAAAATGTAGTACCGGTGTTTATGGCCCTGCGCACGGTGGATGATTTTCTTTGCGCTAAATACAATATAAAAGTTTCGGATATTTACGTCCTCAGCCAGGCTGATTTGGAAGATATACCTTTTACAACGGACGATTATGATGTATATGCTCTTAACAGGCTGATTAAAGCAGGGTTTGTAAAATCACGGATAACCAAAGGAAACAAAACTTATTTCACTATGCCGGCAGCAAAACTGTTCTTAAATGAACTTACCAAAGAGGTAAAGAAGGTGATGATGCCGCTGCTTAAAATACAGTAAATGAACTTACCAAAATTAATTATATCATTTAGTGGCGGTGAAACATCCGCATTTATGACCCAGTGGCTTTTAAAAAACAAATCAAATGAGTATGATTTTACAGTTGTCTTTGCTAACACTGGTTGCGAAAATGAGGAAACTTTAGAGTTTGTAAATGAATGTGATAAATATTTCGGGTTGAATGTTGTTTGGGTTGAAGCTATTACTACCCCTATAAAAGGCATAGGTGTAGTTTCAAAAATTGTTTCTTTTGAAACAGCAAGTAGGGATGGAGAACCATTTGAGTTAATGATACAAAAATTAGGAATACCAAATCGGACTGCTCCGCGTTGTAGTGAAGAATTAAAAAAATTCCCTATTAGGCATTATGCTCGAACGGTTGGATTGAAAAAATACTACACTGCTATTGGTATAAGAATAGACGAGGTTGACAGAGTAAGCGAAAACTATAAATCTGAAAAAATTATATACCCGTTGATTAGCATGGTTCCAATAAATAAAGATGGTATTAATTCTTTTTGGAGCAGTATGCCTTTTAGGCTTAGATTAAAACCATATCAAGGAAATTGTAAATGGTGTTGGAAAAAATCTTTTAAAAAACTAATAACCATAGCTAAAGAAACTCCATCTGCCTTTGACTTCCCTGTTAGAATGGAAGAAACTTATGGGAATATCATTCCAACGCAGCGAAAAGATAGTAAAAACATTAAGTTGCCTCTTACTTTTTTTAGAGGCAACCTTAGTGCGAAAGATATTCTTTCAATGGCAAATAGACCGGAACTACAGGGAGTTCTTGATTTTAACCAAGAAACCCCAAATGGGTGTTCGGAAAGCTGTGAGGCTTTTTAATTTATTTTATGCCTGCCGCTGTATGTAATCATAATCTTCCACCCGCCGTGCCCTGCCGGTAGCCTTGTTAATCGTGTATTCCTCCACCACCTGCATGCGCTTTACTTCTTTCTTTTTGTGTTTGAACTCGCCCATATAGTTTAACAGCCACATCATAAATCCTATACTCACGTCACTTTTTGTACGGTCGGCGGGGTCAAACGTCTCTAAATCTTCCAGTATCTGTAAGAACTTAATCTTCCACCAGTGCTTCTGGATGTAGATAGCCGCCAATTCAATCTGCCTGGCAAATACAAACGGGTCGGACGAGCTGGCGCCATACTCCACGGCCTTGTCGCTTTCCCGCAGTTTACGCATAGCATCAATCGCCGCATCCGGCTTTTTACCCAACATTGGTAAACAGTTCACATCCATGAAATTGGGCATGGTATTATTGAAGTACTTGATATACTCCTGCGTAGCATCCCTTTCCACGGTTACCGTGCAGCCATACCACATACTGGCCATTAAAATCTCTTTCCAAAACAATTCCGTTAACCTAGGCCTTCCTATGTACAACGCCACTGGGTCGCCGCCTTCTTCATGCGCCTCCATGCTGGGGTCAAGTTTGCTGCCTATTACAATTACACCTTTTGAGCCTAATTCCTTCGTTTTATCAAACCTAAAGGTATCAGCACCCCCTGCATAGATAGCCGTTCCCATTGGCCACGGCCTGCCTCTTTCATCTATCCGGTAGTTATTCGGTGTTTTGGGAAAGTCTTTTATCAGCCAGTTACCGTTTATATCGTCGCAGAACTCAATTACAACCTGTTTCTTGCCTTCATTATTGAAGTGTGATACCATAAGCCTCCCACGCCTTAAATACAGCTCTTTATCCCGCAGCATGCGTTTTACAACTTCAATCTGAGACTTTATATTTTCAAGGTTAAAGGGGCTCATGCTGTCGCCAAAGTCAAACATATCCTGTTCCCTTACAGGGTACTTGCGCCTTTCCTCTGCCTTATCATCTTCGTCTGTTAGCAGGGCCAATTTATGTTCAAGGTATTTTTTAGCTCCCAGCCTAAGGTATTCGTCCGGTACCCGTTCTTCATGGTTGGTTACTTCCTGGTTTTTCTGTATCAGGTAGGCCAGTGTTTCTTCGTCCGGTGGGTCAATTACACTCTCACCGTACTTGCCTATAAAACCAAACAGCCCGTCATACGCCGGCTTGAAAAACTTAACCGCCTGTTGAGGTAGCCTGTTTAGCGGGTATTCGTATTGATTGGCGGCATCCCATATCCTTTTAAATGCGTTACCACCCTTAGTGGGTGGGTTTACCGTTGACGGTATATAAGCAAACCCTTTCCTTACCGCACCTACTACCAGGGTGTCTTTTACGATACGCCAGTACTTTGCAAACGATACTTTTAACCATTTACCTGCTTCATCTATGAGTATAAAGCTCCATCTGCCGGAGTCAAATGCGTTTAGCGTGGTGTCCCTTTTTACTATAATAGAGTTAAGGCCTTCACGGGCGGTGTTCACCTGGCCCTGTGATTGTTTTTTCTTTCCTTCTTTACGCAGGCTGATTTCATTCTTAGGGTCGGTACCACCTGCAGTACGTGGCCGCAGGTAGATAGGCAGTGATTTAAACGCATACACCAGCATGTTCTCAAACATATCGTCCACGTCGTCACCGGTCTTTGATATGTTACCGCAGCGTTTATTACCGCCCCAGCCAGCGGCATTGGTGGCTATCCACATCTCTATACACGTACCATGGCTGGTAGCTCCTTCACGTCGCGCCTTGCCCCTGATGATAGCCGCTATATACGGGTTACTATAACACGAAATAAAGAAGATAAAGAAAAGCCTGTCACATTCCCTATACTCAGGTTTGCTGCCATCCTCCAGCGTCCAGTAGGTTAACCAGTAGTAGTAAACTCCGGGGATATACGTTGGAACGCCTTTAATCATCACCCAAACCCCATGCTGGCACTTATGCAGCTCCTCCAGTACAAATTTCTTTTGCTCAGGCGTGTATACAGGGTCACCGTCAAAGTCAAACCTAATGTTGTCCATGAAGTCGGGTATCTCCTGCCTGCGGTAGTATTGTTCTTTTACTGGCCGCTTATTGCCTTCAATCTTTGTTATCGCTGGTTGGTCGGGAATGGAGCAGGGGATGCCCTGTATTATTTGTTCGGTAGGCATGTTCAATATTTTTATTTGTTCATGTAACATGAACCATAGAAAAAAGCCCCACCATTTGGCAGGGCTTAATCCTTAAACAATATAGTTAGAAACTTACGAGGTTAAGCGCCTTTAACTGGCTGGCGAACTCTGCGCCTTCTGCCGTTAAAGTAAACTCAGCCAAATACTCAATCGGGTTTTTATCACCAGGTAGCATGGTAATAAACCTTGCTGTACGCATCCAGTGCGCCTGTCCCGGCTTAATCAACCCCAACCCTAATTCACTCCTTTCAATGGCCGTGGTAATCATGTGCATGATTTTAACCTTCGGGTCATTAAACGAGCTTTCAAACAGCTCAGGTTGTTGATAAGCGTAGTCTTTGTAGTCCTCCCTTATTGCGTCAATATCCCTGCGCTGGCTGGTTTCTGGCACTACAAAAGAAATATTAAGGTATTTAGCATGCGGTATCATTTCTGCATCGCGGCAATCACTTGCCAGGCGGTAGCATTTTTCACGCAGCTTGCCACGGGTTACCTTGCTATCTTCTATCTGGCCAAAGTCAAGCAACTGGAATAAAGGCTTTGTGTCGCCATGCCTGCGCACTTTAGGGTGCTGGTTTTTGCACTGGTTAGTACACCATAAAAAATCACGCAGGGTCGTCATAGTTCCTTTTACCTGCAGTTCAAACTTTACAAACAGCAGAGCATCCCTGTTGCGGTCATTGTCAATAATCGGGTTACGGCCGTTTACCATCAAATACCTTTCAGGGTTTGTTCTTTCCTGCTCGTCTACAAAGATTGACTTTTCGGTGAAAATAAACCGTATATCACGCGGTTGCCAGATAATAGTTCCTTCTTCTTCGCCAGCTTTTAAATCCGTTCTTTCGTCGCGAATATCCACCGGAACATAGCTATAAACGCCATCCTTGTCAACTACATGGAAGGGCCAATTTATTGTATCGTTTTGTTTCAGGTAAGTACGGCCGGCTTTGTTGCCCCAAAGTTTTTTATCTGGTGGCTTTACAAAACGGAAAATGTATTTATCCGGCGCATCCTGTAGCCTTTTCCTTTTTACGGGAGCTGGTGCTGTTTGTGTGGCTGCAAATGCTGCTTGTGGAATAGCGGGCTGTGGCGGTACCTGTGAAGTTGGTTGCTGTTGTTGTACTTGCTGCTTGCGAAGGTTGCCAATGTTCGGATTGCCTCTTTGTTTTTTTGGCGCTGCAGGGTTTGCAGGCGCACCCAATAAGCCTGTTTCGGCTGGTGTAGTTTCTGACATTGTATTTGTTTTGTGGAGGGCTTACGCTGCTCCGGTTATTTCAACAGGGCCTGTCATAGTACTGTTGAAGAATATTTAAAAGAAGGGCGGCTAACTGCCGCCCCTATAAAAACTAAAATTACTGCCCGATAAAGAGAGCGTACTGATTAGCGGCGATAACACGCACACCAAAGTAAGAACTCATAGATACGGTAGCATTCAATGTCCCGGTTTTATTCTGGCTTGCTGCACCACCGTACTCCCAAGTGTATATCCTCTGGCCGCTCATTGTAGGGTCTGTCTGCCATACAATCTGGAATGAAGGATAAGTTACACTCTGCATTTTAGGGTCTTGGTTTATACGCTGAGGTATAAGCAGGCTGTAGTTGCGGTAGCTGTCGCCAGTGCTTGCCTGCGGGCTACGTTTGTACACCATTTCAACGTTATACAGCGGGTTTTCCTTAAAGTGGTAGGTAATGTTATCCATCCTGTAAGAATCAAAGCCATAAGCAGCAGAGGCTTCTTTACCGCCACCATCAAAACTTTCGTAAGTACAAGCTAAGAAAGTGTTTTTGTAAGTGGTAAACAGCAGGTCTGAAATGCTTTGTTTGCTGTAAATATCCATCAGGTGGTGGTACTCACCAGGTGCCCCGTAGAAGTTCAACGCACGGCCGAGGGTGTGGAAGTCGTTGATTGTTGGGTTACCGGCCTGAAACTGTACAATAGAGCCACCTGCCTGTACACGCGGTTGTACGCCGATAGTACCAAACGTGCCGTTTGCTGAACGGTTGCTTGCACCGTTAGCTTCCAGCACTTTAAAGAACATATCGTTCATGTACCTGCGGTTCATGTCGTCCATGCCAAGGTATTTATAATACTGACGGCCGTCTGCCAGAACAACTTCCTGCTTTTCAATTAAAGCAAAGTCGGTCATTGTAAAGTCGTCGCGGTGCTCCGTAGTGGTATTGTAAATCTTGTCATAAACAGGTGCAAGGCCTTGGCTTGTGGTTGAAGCCTCACCAATATCCATTATACCGCGGAATAGGATAGCGTCACCGGCAAGTATCTGGCCAGCGCCAGATGCACCTGCAGAAGTTATTATGTCGGTTGTGTTTTCCGGTGTAATAGTTACTGTCCACGCATTAGCCGTGGTGGATGGTACCGCTGAAATGTAAAGAGGCACATCCTGGTTAGATGCCAGTACGCATGTTTCGTTCACGCGGGCAGCGCATGCACCATTCACATAGTAGCTGTCTGCAGCCACAGTGAAAGTATAAGAGGCGCCTGGTGTGCCGGTGCTAACTGTATTGGCCACTGTAAGGCTGGAGTGCAGCTCCCTTTTTTCGTAGTGATAAAACTGCTTGTTATCAGTCATTTCATAGGTAGCTGTTTTACCCATTAGTAACTGCCATAAGCCGTAGTTTTCAGCCCCATATTTGCGTATCAGTTCTTTAAGGAATGAACGGTCATTAGAGTTAAGGTCGTTCAGTAATATGGGGTAACTGAACTGACTGGTTGCAAAACCGGACGGAGTGAACGCAGGAGATTGATTTGCCATAAAATTATTGTTTTGCCCTCGTTTGAGGCGCGGTTGGTAATGTTGTTAAAATTCCGGTGGAACATCGAAGCACACTACCAAAACGGATTTGTCGCTATTATTTCCCTGTAAAAGCATTGGCTTGCTGAAACAGTTTATTTCAAACTGCACCCTACTTTTTGGATGGTACGCCAGCGAAAGCTAACAGCTTGTCCCTGTCCTCGTCGGTAGCCGTAGGCATTATGTCCCTCGCACTGCCGCGATTGCTTGGTGGCTGGTAGTTTCTGTCCCTCATAAGCTTTGCTTCTAAAGTTTGTACCGAGGACGCCTGTGCAGTTGTGTTGGCGATAAAACCAGGATTGTCTAACACCCAGACATCCCTTGCTATGGCATTTACATCGTATTCTCCATTGGCTTGGAGCCAGCGATTAAAAAAGCCTGAAAGGAACGCCTCTGGATTAGGCTGGATTTTACTTGCTATCGCCCCTACCTGCTCAGCAGGCAGTGCGATTTCGCCCTGCACTTTGGTTGTCTTGTCTTGGCTTTCGTACCCGAACGGTATTTTACTAACCTTATCAGCGGTAAACTGTGAGCCAAAAGAAACTATTTGCTTAGATTCTTCGGTTAGCACAGGCGCTGCCGGTTGAGCTGCAGGTTGCGCGGCCTGCGGCTTAGGTAAGTCCAATACGGGCTTGATATTTAAAAACTCTGCTTTTGCTTTGTTGGCATCCCTTGTAAGGCGGTCTTTGGCCTTCTTTTGTTCTCGGGCATAATCAGCCTGGTTAAGCTGCAGCTCGTCGGGAACATACACGCGGTTGTATTCTTCCTGTACATCCGCTTCGTCAAAGGATGGGTATTCTTTACGGATAGAAGCCTTTACTATTTGCTCATGGCTCATAGTATCAAGCTGTGCACGGAAAACATGCTGCTCGATAAACGGCGCCAGCACATCATACTTGCCTTCGTATATCGCGTTATAAACTTGTTCTGATTCTGGTGTAGGAAATTTAAAAGGTTCTACCACTTTCTCCACCACCTTTTCAACCACCGGTGGCTTGGCAAGGTCGGCCTGTATTTTCTCCCAGCTATCGTATTTACCGTCGCTTACCTGTTTAAGCCAATCTTCCGGCTTAACCGGTTGCTCGGTGGAGGGGGCGGGTGCTGCTGCGGCAGGTGCTGGTGCAGGTTGTCCTTCGTTTCCGCTGCCAGGCGCTCCGTCATTTGGCGGTGTGCCCATGTGGCTACTATTGCCCTGTGGCGGGCTGTCTTGGAGTGCTGCCGGGTTTGATACCGGGGCTGGTGGTTGAGTTGCGGGGACGCCGGATGCTGCCTGTTTTAAGGCTGCTTCCATGTTGCTGTCTGCCGTAACTTCTTTTAATTCATCCATAATTGGTAGGTCAATTAATTTAAAACTGACATACCAAATGTAGTATCAAATTGGGAAAAACAAAACTTTTTGGGAAAAGTGCAATTTTGGGAAAATAAAAAAGGCCACCAAAAATGGTAGCCCGATATAAAACTAACCCCAGCCCACGCGGGTAACACATGGACTATTTTTTTCCGGTTTTACCGGTATTTTTGGCGCTCTTTTCCTGTACATCTTCTACTGCGGCTTCTTGGCTTGGCGCTGTAATAGTTTTGCCGTCGCCGGTTATGCCTTCAACAACTGGCCCGTTGTCTTTCTTTTGTGCTTCTGCCTGGTCAACTGGTTTTGTTCCTTCTGTAAACATTGGGAAATCAGCCTTATTGTCCTGCGTTTGCACCTCAGTTGGCTTATCTACCCCTTCGCCGCTGTGAGGAAGTATAGTGTCTTTTGGCGCATCCCATGCCATATTCTGTGGCACTGTTTGCTTTTCTGCAGGTGTATCGGCGCTGCCATCAACAGCCTTGGTTGCGGCCAATACAGGCTGCTCAGGTGCAATGATATACGGTTTACCGGCATTACCGGGTATAAACACATGCTCAGGTACAGGTTGACCCACCATTTCCTGTCCGGGGTCGGCATCCTTTAAGCCCCAGCCATAAAGAATGGCATCGTAAATAATTTTTTGCTCCCTTAGTTCGCCACGGCTTTTCTGCTTAGCGTATGCTGTGGCTAAATCGTGAATGTTTTGCATTGTTGTTGTTTTTATATTAAAAGTTTGTTCAAAGTTTCCCTATGTGAATTTTTTATCCTTTCAAGCTGCATTTTATTATTATGCAACTCTTTCTTCATTCTGTTATATTCGGACAACAATTCGTGGTGCTTCTGGTAAAACTCAAACAGCTCCTTCTCCCGTATAGAGATAATGTTTTCAACTGCTATTTGAGCTTTACTCTTTTCCATTGTCATTCCTGTTGTTGTGGCTGCGCCCCCTGTTGCTCCTGCTGCCCAGCCTGTGCCATCTGCTGCTTCTCCTGCACTACCGTTCCAAATATCATATCCCTCATTGCCTTTAACTCCGGTGTAAGCGGCGTGCCGGTTTCTTCCGACTTTTTGGTAATCTCCTTAATCATTGATACAAGTTCCTTATACTCGTTACTATTTCCTTTAGCCATTTCAATCGCCACCTTCGCCATGGCCTGGGCCTGTATTTCCCTTATTTTACCTTCGGTACTTATCTCTACGCTGGCCTGCTGAATCTTCTGATTCATTACCATTTGATTTTTCTGCATGGCCTTCGCCTCTTTCTTCGCCCTCTTTTCCATTTTTTCCAAATACAGTATCGCTGTTTTTGGATTAGGTATGTATTCCAGCCGGGCAGCGGTGGCCATGCTAATCAACTTACTTTCCAGTGCATTTTCAATGAGCATCATTAAGCGCTCTTTCATTTCGCGCTTATTCACCATATCAATATTCACATCAAAAGAACTATCAATTATTGAGCCATCGCCGGCAGCGGGGTCTCCGTACTCACCGGTCATTTTCTTATACTCCTCAGCACTCAATACCATATCGTCCCAAAGAGAATAACAACACTTGGTTGCGTTTTGCTCCATGAGCATTATAAAGAAATCATATATATACTCAAAAGATAATCCACCGGCAACCACCGCCTGGTTGGTTGCTGTAGCGCTTTTCTTTGCCGCGGTAGGCTGCGCCATTATCTCCGGCGTAACTCCCCACTCTTGGTTAGCTATTGCGATAAAAAAGTTGTAGCAGCTTATCAACACATTTATCTGCGCAGCATTGCCTCCGTACGTATCGTTTTTATACGGGTCCTGTTTTGGGGCGCCGCTTATGCCGCTGTCGTCCTCGCTGCTCCAATATCGCACGCCTGTTTGCCTTTTAAGGCGCACTAAATCCATTGGGAGCAATACACCACCAGTACCTATATCAAGGCCGTGCTGCAGCCCTGAAATGTCAAATGAGGTATTGTCCGGCTCCATCAGCGCAATCATCTGCTGTATTTTCAACAGGCAACCTATTGCCTGCCTGGTAGGTGGTATAGCCCTTTCCAAAAGGGAAGGCACGTACCATCCGTTGGCATTAGGGTAAACGATAGAATAGTTTGAAAACACATCCACGCCGTTCTGAAAGGCGCGGAGCTGGTTGGGCTCTACACCCCACTGCAGCAACACATCGGTACCCACTACCCAAACACCTGAGTAAATATTGTATCGGCCCACGCTTATTACTTCTTTATCCTCGCCTACGTTTTTAGGCACTCCTTTCTTTGCATCTATGCTTGCTGGGCCTTTGACGTACCATTCCTGGTCGTAAACCTTCACCTCGCAGTCAAATACCATAAATGAATAGTCGTCATACGGCCTGTTGAAATCGTACATATACGTGTCAATCCAGTCAAGTGGCTTGGCTTGCACTAATCCTTTCTGAGTTACCTGACTTATTTGCCACCACTGTTTTTCTGTAACATTAGAAAACGCCCGGCGCCCTTCCGATACTTTCATCGGGTAAGCTTCGCCTATAATAGTTACATCCGACCCATCCGCGTTCCTGAAAATATTGTAAACGGTATTCTCAGGAATACATCGGCGCACCCGAGTACGGTTGGCCAGCGTAGAACTCTCGCCGCCAAAGACTGTACCCGGTGCTTTTTCCTTTTTAGTCACCATACAGTTCTTTACAATGCAATCAAACAGCAACTGGCGCTTTAAATTGTCATACCCGCTATTCTGAAAGATTTTCCATATTTCATCCTCCATAAAGCTTTCCTCCGGTATGCGGTACTCAATTTTGTAGTACACATCCAGCTCGTCCTCGTCCTCCGGCGTAAACCCTGGCTCTAAATTCTGCAGGCCGGAAGCCGCCTGCATAGCCATAATCTTTTTGTTGTTCTCCATCCGGTAGCGGGCAATAATCTTCTCCCTTTCTTTAAACCTTACACTACCAATGTCCGTGGCCTTAACATCGGGTTTTTCCTCCCTGTCGCATAGTATCTGTAGTATTTTATTAACGTAGGTAGGTATAATCTGCGCAATGCGGTAGTCTAAATTTAACCAGGTCTTGTTTCCCTGTACGCCCATAAGGTTGTAGAAATCCTCACCCCCTTTGTTTCCCAGCGCCCATTGTTCGTTCTCCCACCATCGGTCGGTACGCACTCCGTAGAAGCCGCTGTTGCCTACATTTATGTAGCTCCACATTTCCTTCATCACCTGTAACCCGTAGGCGGGTTGCCGCTTTTTTGAAACCTGGTCGAACTGCAGGCGCAGCACCGCGTCAAGGTTTGAAGTTTTAATCTCACTGGTAAGTGCCGTTTCCTGGATGGAAAAATCCCCCACTAAATCAGTAGTGCCGGCACCAGTGCCTGCTACTTGCGGCAGGTTGGTAGAAACATCCTCTTTTTTTATGCCGATACCTTTTTCAATCATCTGCAAAGCAGTTTCCATTTCTTTTGGGGGGGGAGTGTTTTGGCCCATACCTTGTTGATACATATTGGTAGATTATGGAATAAAGATAAAATTTGTTTGTAATACACTCCCTCTAAATAAAAAAGCCCCGCAGTACACACTTCGCAGGGCTTGCCGTTATTCATCAGTTAAAAAACCAAAAACCGTTTTATTACAGGGTGGTTAGGTACTTTTCGTAAAGCTGCACGGTAGAAAGATTTTCTTTCGGATTGACTGTAACCCACAACCCATTATTCAGGCTTGGGCACCAGCCATTAATATTTAGCCATTCCGCAAACCCTATTGCTATCTCCCTTACTTTATTGGGGGATGAAAATTGAGCGGCGTACTCTTCCATACACTTTTTTAGATACTTGGTTACCATTTCATTATCAAAAATCATAAACGCCTTAGAAAAATAATCATTCATGCCAGCTAACACCTCTTTGGGTATATACTTCAATATAACTTCTTCTGCGCTTTTCACCTCTGCATTGCCCTTTGGCTCTGCATTGATTGTAGGTGTTACATTTAGCATTACTTTCTCTACAACAAACGTTTGCATGGTTTTATCACCAAGAACATTAAGCAGGTATCCAGTATGCTTTTTGTCGCTTTTAACAAATACCTCTGCATTAGCAGGGGCGGGTATAGGTGCATCCTTTATGATATTTACGCATTGTTCTATTCTGCTAAGGCATATTCCCGAAACGGAATGCCCGCAGGTACATTTTGTAGCTATACTCATTTTACTAATGTTATTTTATTGGTTAAAACTTCTTTCTTTACAATTTTTGTTTCAGATTGAACGGTCTGGGTTGTCTTTTGAATTGGCAAAAACAAATCAGTCGGGGCGCAATGGAGAGGGTTCCACCCATAAACATGATATGTAAGCAGTTGTTTTGCAGCATCTATTAATTGTCGTTCACTATTTTGTTGAACATCATGCATAATATGTCTGCCATGTTTTTCTATTTGTTCTGTGCGCTCCTGCGCAATTAATTCAATACCTGTTTTCATAAAACTTTATTTTTTTTGATTAAATATTATTTTGTTAGCGCCCCCTATTGGGCATCTGTGGTTGTGCGATTTTGTTTAATTTCAATAACTGCCACGCCAAATAAAATAAAATACGCCAAGCAAACTGACAGTACTATATAGGCTTGCTTGTCTTTATGGTTTTGAAAAACGTATACTATTGTTTCGTACGTAACGTATAATGTATAAATAGTAACAGCGGCTATTGCAGAAAAAATTATGAGAACAAAAAGGGCATAAAAAAGAAAATTTAAATACTTCATTGATTTTTATTTAGTGGGTGTAGTGTGTATGTTGCCCATTACTCATTGCCCGGCTCCCTGAATATCATAACCAACACGGCTACTAATATCAACCAGGCAATGAGCGTAGTCGTGGCCATTACTTTTTCTCCTCCTTCTTAGCCAGCAGCAAGCCCGAATGACTCAGGTTATACGCCGTCTTTGTGTTACCATACTCACCGGCTAAGAAATACTTACACCGGGCCACTATCGCATCAACCTGCCTGTAAGTCATTACAACGCTGTTTTTAGCCTTCTCAATCAGTGCTGGCACCTTCGGGTAACCCTTATCCCCGCCAAGGCTTACAAGCGCCTCAAACTCCCCCAGCATAGCGCTAAACTCCTTATTACACAACTCACCTTGCCACCTGGGCACCTTCGCAGTCTCTCCCGCTGTCTTTTGCTTTTCCATGTGTATTTTTTTTAATTAGTTTTCTTCCCCTTTAAAGTCTTAAGCAACAATGTTCGCTGCCACGACTCTAAGTTATCAGCATTGGCTATCTCAATATGCAACTGCTCCTTCTCATAATCAAACTTAACCTTATCAATAGCATCCATAAACTCATTGTGGCTTTTCGCTGGTACCTTTTGAACTATTGACGAATAGCCATCATTACCGTCATTGTCCACTGAAGCTAAAAACTCCTGTGGTACCGGTATAGTCCTATTAACCATAAACTCACTGCCAGCCACCCCAGGTTTATTATTCTTATAAAAAGCGGCAAGAAAATTCAAAGCCTTCTGCGCAGTGTCCGCCCCCAACTCCTTCAACTCCTCTAACAACTCCAACTCAAATCTTACCCCTATCGGATTCGTCTTTGCCATATATTTTTATTTAGTAGCTACAAATATATAGCGTAGCTACATTGTGTCCAAATAATTGTCGCTACATTTTTAGACAAGTAGCTACTTTTTTTATTTACAATACAAACTTTATAGTATTCATGTAGCTACGGTTATCGAAACAGCAAGTAGGGTATATGAGGGTACTCTCCAACAGTAAGCACCTGTTTAGGCCGGCGCCTGGGTGGGGGTCAAAGTCGAAAGCTGGGCTACCGGGTGGGTCGCGATTTTTTATTCGCTTATAACCCTGCGCGTGTGTGCGTTCTCTTTGCTGCCGTTGCGGATGACTGTCTTGCTGCTGCCTTTGGATTGATTGTGGAGGCCATCTTATAATATTTATTATGTTAACTGGCAACTTTGTCATGCTGTTTTTCAATGAGTTATGCAGCCTGTTTGCTTGCTTGTTATTTCGTTCAGCCTATCCCCTACCCTCTTGGTTTTACGCCTGATGTGCTGTTTTGAGCCGGTGTTGTGTTGTGCTAATCATCCTGCATGCAATCGCCTGGCCTATACCCTTGCAAAAATATTTTAACGCAGTGTCAACGCCCTTGTTTGCCAAAATATGCCTGAAAACCAGTAAATTAGCACGGTGTATGAAATAAATAACAGGTGCTTAACCGTGTCAAACCCTTGTAAAAAGCCTAAAAAATGTTAGTTTGTTTGTTAATATCTAAATTTGTTGTCATAGCTTTTAAAACGGTTAAGATATGCGATTGATAAATGACACAAACCGTCTAAGGTTGTTGGTTTTTAGGTTTTTAGAGCAGCAAGGAGAGGATTATTGCAGGCTTTACAGGTTTTCGCCTGAACGTATTACGGGCGATTTGCGGGACTACTTCACCCATGTGGGTGTTTACACTCTTTATTCAAATGAGGTGCTTTACAGCTATATTGAGGCGCGTTTGAGGTATGTTTTTGATTTAGCCGCAGAATACAAGCAAACAAAGCGACGTTTGGGCCTTACAGAAGAAGATTTATCTAAGTTTTTTGGTTACGCGGACCGACCTTCGTTTGCCATCAGTAACAAGAAAAACCAGCACATAACAGCTTTTTTAAGTATTGCGCGGGCTATTATGCCATAGCTGCAATGTTGCAGTAACACACATGGATGTGTGATAATTGTACGCTTTTAGCCAGTATTTTACCGATTATCCTTGATTTTGACCGCTTGTGTATCTTATTTGGTGGCGATAAGCTCATTAATGTATGTTTGTGTCCTAAATCAAAACACATGCACTACATAATCTTTTTAGCCGTTATCGCCATACCAATGTTTTTATTTGTTAACGCTCTTTATAATGAGGGTAAAAAAAATAATATATAGTTATGGTACCAGCAATAGCCACCATTATTACAATGGTTTTATTTTACCTGCAAACAAAACCCGCTAAAAGATAGCGGGTTTTTTGATGTTCTAAATTTTGTGGGTGTGCTGTAATATGCCATCATAAAACACGTTAATGGCTGTTAGTTGCCCGTTTTCCGTCCTCACTTCAAAGGAAACAAATTCACCCGGCAGCTTCTTTTTTTCAGGAAAATACACGTCATAAAGCAGCATTTCCGCTTTATCATGTTCATGTGCATGTACGTATATCCTTATGTCCGTCCCTTCCGGTTCGTCCAGCCGGATGCCGTGTGTAAATGCCTGTATACCATTTTCTTCCAGCGTTGTGATAACCTTGTTAATTGTTTGGCGGTCGCCATTTTCTTTGTAAACCTGCATTAATGTTGTCATATGTTTGATTTTAGGCAAAGTAAATGATGTGGTTTGTCATTTCCTTACGGTTTCCCGTAAGCCAGGTAAATTACCGTCCATACCCGTTTTTTTACCGCTTGTACCATAAAGTTGGTAGTTGCTTTTGTGTGCATGTACATTTGACCTATCAAACACACATGATATGAAAAAGATAACAGTTATGGAGCAGGTTACCGCTATTGTTAAGCATTGCCAACGTAACGGTGTTAAAATACAATGCTTTAGCGAATTTAACGGCATTGTGTCCGCTGTACCGGTTGGCGAGCCAAATAGCCGCTATACTTTGTTTTCTATTATGAGCATCACAGAGCACGGCGATTGCCACGCCGATTATCTGCGCAATGCTTGGGGACGCAGTTCTTCGTACTCTCACTCTTATTCTAATTAACCACCACAAACACACAAACACATGCAAACAACCTATATCTTAACCAACGCAGCCGGCAATCTTTATTTAGCTGATGAATTAAATATGCTTTGGTGGCATGAAACAGACTATGCCTGTAAGCATTTCGATAATGAGGCGCAGATTGATACATTCCTTATGCGTGAGGATGTTAAAGCCTTTTTAGACGGCGAATTTGTACGCATGAAGCAATTTTAAACCACATTCCTAACTATTTAATAATTAAACACATGGCTTACACAAATCCTGTTACCGGTCAACGCGCTTCAACTGGTACGCTAAACGCATGGTTACGCACTGAAAAAGAATTTTTGGCTGATTATATAGCCATCGAAATGCACAAACAAGGCCTATTGAGCGAAGAAGCAAGCAACCGCCTTTCTTCGCTTGCCGGGCCCATTGCACAAATTATTAACGACTGGACACACGAAGGTTAACTGACGAGCTTTAAATAAGCGAAACGGGCGCCTTGCCCGTCTTAACCAACAAACTATAACACATGAACTGGAAAGAATTAAAAGAGAAGTTTGACAACTTACGCCGCAATACGGGCCTTTTTCATGGTTTAGACCTGCATGCCGGTGATGCACGCCTTGGGCGTGTTGCCTCAACCGTTATGTATGGGGAGCGCGGCACAATGGCTGTAATTAGCGGATATTATTCTTACAAAGAGCTATCCGCATACTTTGACGGATACCAAGCGGCCATGCAGTCAATTTTAACCGAAAAAGTATAATACTAAAGCCATGGTACAACCTTATTCAGTCGAAGTACAAGCCACTAACACAATAAACACGCTAAAAGCGCTGTTTACAGGCGATAGGCTCGCCTTAGATTTATTGGCAGGCCAGTATATAGCAGGCGACGATAAACGCGCATTAAGGCAGGAAATATGCCGCCAGATAACTGGCGAACGCCGCCCACAGGGTAAATGCACGGTACTGGCTGTTTCAGACGTTTTACACGCCTCTTTCCACCAGTACAGCCTATTTGCACAACCGGCACCTGTTGAGCGCGTTACGCAGCCTGTAATTAACTCCCGCGCATGGTTTGAGTTTTTGGCGAAATAGTTTCGCTATGCGTTGCGGTATAACCGTTGCATTTGATTGCACCAACGCACTATATACCCCTAATGTTTGGGGGAATTATTAAACAACCACATAAAAACTATAAAAATGAACACTTACGCAAAGTACTGCCCAAATGTATTTGTTGCCAAATGTGCAGAAAAGCACGAAAAAGGCGAAATAATAACCCTTACTACTCAATACGGCAAAGAACACGATTGCATTGTATTTAATTTGGTAGCCACTGGCAAAGACGGTTTTTATTATTATTCAATCGTTCGCGCTGATGGCTACAATTTACAGGAACGCGCTAAAGCTAAGGCAGAACGTTACAACCAATGGGCTGCAAGTGCAGAAAACAAAAGCAACCAGTATTATGAAGCAAGCAAAGAAGGCGCTGATTTTTTAGCTTTAGGCGAACCCATTAAAGTAGGCCACCACAGCGAAGGCAGGCACAGGGCTTTAATACAAAGGAATTGGGACAGGATGGGCAAGAGTGTTGAAATGGCAGACAAAGCAGAACAACACGAAAGCAAAGCCGAATATTGGCAGCGCAGGGCAAACGATATTAATTTATCTATGCCTGAAAGTTTAGAGTATTACGAATATAAACTACAATTAGCACAGGAAAGACATACGGGGCTTAAAAATGGCACAATACACCGTGAACATAGTTTCTCCCTTACCTATGCTAACAAAGAAGTAAAAGAGCTTACAGATAAGCTAAATACAGCTAAAAAACTTTGGGCTTAACTCCCCCTTACCCTGCAACGGTTTAGCCGTGGCCGTTCAATCGGGCGGCAGGGTGCTAAAACATCATGGGCCAGGGGCAAGAATAAGCATTGGGCTTTGGTTGCGACGCTCCCGTGTACGCCTGGTAACAGTATGCAGCAGTTGCTTTTGAATAACAATTAAGCACCTGGTTAAATACTTTACAATAACATAAATACGGAATAAGTGCTTTTTGCAGTCTTTTCAATGGTTTCAGGCTTTTTTAGTACACCACCAATGTACTAACGGGGCAATATACAGCACCTGAAGGGCAAATAATTGGTACATTATAACCGTGTTATTAAAATGATTTACACTTTTATTGTATAACTTTAAAGCCTAAATTATATGGAAATGCCTAAAAGAGTTTACTTTGAAACAACCGAAACCATAACAAAACACAGCAAGGGGTATATTGAAATTGACACGGATTTTACCCAGGTGTATGATTGCTTTAGCAAGGTTTCGCTGCGTTTTAAGTCTGTTACCAGCATGAAATTAATGTTTTGGCTGTTATCGCATGAGGCCAACCAGGCTAACGGGATTAACAGCGGGGCCGCTGTACATGAGCGCTTTTGTAAGTTTCTTAAAGAAGAAGGTTATGAAGAGGTGCCAATGAGAACATTTAAAGCCGCTTTTGAAGAGCTGTATAAAACAGAAGTGTTAACCAGGGTAGGCCGTGGGCAATACTATTTCAATCCGCATGTGTTTTGGCGCAACGATAAAAACGAGCGCATAAACTTTATTATTGACGAGGCAAAGGAAAAGAAATTCCTTTCACACAATCCGCTTAATGAAACTAAATCTTTAAACAATAAACCATAAAACACATGAAATTCATTATTTCAGAACACACGCTATATGATAGCGAACAGGAAATGTATTTTACTAAAATCGGCGAAGATTGCAAAGCCGGTGCGCTGCGTTTTACTGTTTGGGGGAAAACTGCAGAACAATCCCGCATATTTGCGGAAAACCTTGTTACTAAGTTTGAGGCGTATAATGCACTGGCAGCGGTGCCGGAAGTGTCTAACTTTGTGACGACCGCAAACGTAGCTACCCGCTCCGGCCAGGTTTACATCGAATTGCCAGACGTTGAAGCTGTTCCACCCTTTGTAATGGTAAACAATACCGTGTATGTGCCTAAACAGGACACAGTAGCCACAAATTTGGCAGATAATGCAGAAGTAAGCCAAACCACTGCAAGTAACAATGAGTCAAAAAACAATGCATTACAGGCGCTGTTAGACAAGGCTATGTTTTTGCAGCAAAAGAATGACTTTCTTCAAAGAATGTGTGAACAACTGGCCGAAGGGCTTGAAACTCTTGTTTCAGAAGCTGACAGGCCACCCAGCGAACAAAACAAAAGGCTTGATGCCCTTTTTGCAGCTTTCAGTAAAGCACATTCATTAGTTAAGGCTTACAAACTATCAAAATAATCATTCAAACCAATACAATGAAAAACAAACTACAAGTTTTAAAAAACTGCGTTGTAGACTTAATAGAAGATTGTTTAATAAATCTTGACACAGACAAATATACGCAGGATGAAAAAATTCTTATCCTTGCACATGGGGAGTTGTATCAACACGAGCTTGCAAAGCTTGCACACAAATACATCTCTGAATATTGCCCAGCCCCAAAGCCAGAGGCTTTAATGAAATTCCGCCTGTTGCAACATTTAACAAACAGGTTTTATACCCACCCTTATAAACGGCAAACATTCACCGAGGCAAAGAAGTTTATTGAGGCCCACGGCAAACGTAAAGTAAACGGCAATGTGGTTGAAAGCAAATACACCATGTGGGTTAAAAAAGAAAGCTGCGTACACTTTCACATGAAAGATAGCACGGTTGCAGCTGTTACGGATAACAAACACTTTGCCGGGGTGTTAGCAAATTTCGTAAACTCTTAATTTATGGAGTACATAGAAATAGAAGCGAACCTTTTAATATTAGCCAGTACGGAGAATGTTTTTCACAACCGAAAGAGCCGGGTGGAGAGCATTACGGGTTTCCATACCAACTATATGGATAGTTGGGAATTGGTAGGCGATTGTGGAGACGTATACAGGCTTATCGCAATGGCTAATTTTGAAAGTATTGCAGAATTAAAGCAAGTCATTAAAAAGGCTGAAAAATATAACTGGATATTTTGGAACGACAGCTATTTGTTACAAGATGGCACAGAGATTTACAGTGAAGGAAAATGGCTTATTTAGCAACATTTGTACAGTAAACGTATTTTTATCAATCTTTAAATAAAAAACACATGACAGAACTACTTTTTATGATTGGCAACATCATGCCGGAGGATGAAATTGTTAATAGCATAACATCCGCTGCTTTGGAATATCAAACAGGCAGCAAGGAAGAAGCAAGGAAGAAGCAAGGAAGAAGTTGTCAATGTACTGCATGCTTTTTCTAACCAAAGAAGCTAACAAAGGCAAATCACCAGAGGAATTATTCAAAGAGGCCACAAAACTTAACCGCGCACAAGATATTCTTAAGCGCATGGAAGGTGAAAAACAGTAAAAAACGCTTTAACCGAAACTTTAAGCCCGTCCTATGTGATGGGCTTTTTTATGCCTGCATCCTATGGCCGGGTGCCTCCGGCGCAATCGGTTTTTGAAATCCCGCTACGCCAAGCGGGAATAGAAAAACCCCACATGAATATGCGGGGTTTACTCCAAATGAAGAACTGCTATATGAGACAAAGTTTATTTTCCTCCAAACAAATCCGGTTGTTTTGTTTCTGCTGCAGGTGCTGGTGTTTCTTCCTGCCACCATTCAAATGTTATGGTGCGCGTTACGCCGCCCGTAGTTACTTCGTCCTCCCAAAACATTAGGGTGGCCCGGCGCCCATCTATAAGCGTTACCCCAAGGCTTTCATTGGGTGTATAAATAAACCCGAATAAAGTGTAAAGCCAAGGTTCTTTCCGGCAGGTGAAAACTGTTTTAATTATTGGCTGTGTCATTATTCTTTAATTGGTGTTACGGCTGTTTCAATATTGTGTATAGTCATTGCATTGGCCACAATTGCATAAAAAGCTTCTATTTTGTACTCTGCAAATGTATTAAAGTCAAGTACCATGGTGTCCGATGGCTCCCAAGCCTCGCCAGTTGCCTTAAACATAGTCTTTTTAACATCCATGAAAAATGCCTTTAACTCGTCCTGTGGTACATTTTTAATAGTTATGCTTATAGTTGCTGTTTCCATTACTCACCCCCTCCCAATGGCAGTTCTGTTTGTTGCTTTCTGTTATACCTGCGTTTACCCTGGGCGTCCTGCAATGCCTCTGTTTTGGCTTCTATATACCCATTTAGGGTATATAGCAAGGCCGTTTGCTCATTAGTCGAGAGGTCGTCGCTGTCTTTTAAAAGGGCTTTAAACTCAGCCCGAATTGTCTCCGCTGATTTCATGTGTTTTTATTTTAAGTTGATTGGTAATTCCTTACCCGTTAAACCAAAGTATAGGTTTTGTAATTCATGCAAATACTTTGGATGATATGCAAAATGCAAGAATTTATAAACTCCATCATCAACAGGCGTTTTTAACTGAATGAGGCTGCACTTATCGTATTGGCCATCACAAAATGCCAAACTTGTATTCCCTGTGCCCAATTCTCTAAAATAATATACCCGGCTGTCCGTATATCCTTTAGTATAATAACCTGCATCATGCGTTTCTGTAAAAACTTTCTTTTCAAACCCGCACTTCTCTAATATTTCGGGCGTTAATGGTATTGGCTCAGGTACATACCCCTCAAACCTCATTAATACAGCATGGAACATTTTTAAGTCCATGTGGATGTATTGGTTATTTATTAGCACCCAGTTACCTATCCTTAGCTCGTTATTTGGTATTTGCATGTGTTTGAAAGTTTTATGATTGATTAAAATGGTTCGTTCTGCAATATCCCTACGCCCTGTTTGCCGTACCTAAACACTTCCGGTTGCTCAAAGGCCTCCATCAGCTCAAAGTGCAGTGCCATTAACTGGTATTTGTGAGTAACCCCTTTTTTATCCTTCCGCTGTATCGGCGGTTTATAGTTAACAAAGCACTTAGCCTCCATTTCTTTTGTCATGGGCTCAATTTTAACCAGGTTAAACAGTCCCAGCGTATACCCGTTAAGGTTTTTGGTTTTATCGTCCTTCAATACTTTTGGGATATTCATAAGGCACTCACCGCCTGAAATAGAAACTAATTCAAACCCGTCATAAGGTTTTTTAGTGCTGTATAGAACGTATTTACCCAGAGGGAACGAAGGTTTTTTGCCTACGCGGCACCAGCGGGTTTCTATCTTGCCATGCAGCATAAGGCTTGCAAATGGCTGGTATAAACCCAGTGTGCGTATTATTTCTTTTGTTGGCGCCAAATCGAACAATGTGCTCATATAGTTAATTTAAACAATGAAAGGTTGCCATTCTGGTATGCACCAGGTATTGCTCCAGCCCCTTTACTACAAACATGCGGTGTATCTTCTCCATGCCTTCGCTTACTATCTGAGCGTGGGCATACAACTTCTCTCCGTCGACGATTGCCATATAGTAGTTGGGGATTATCATTTAATCAAATTCGTATAATTCAATAATCTTGTCAAACATATCGTCTATGTAGTCATATATTCCCGCGCCCCGGCTTTTAAAATCTTCAACCGTCTTAAATATGCCTTGTGTTTGAAATATACCATGGCTACCGCTTTTTATTACAATGCAGCAATTTTCCATATTCACCTTATTGGAAGAGATTTCCTCGTTTAGATGTTCCATAAATTCATCAATAGCGTGCATATATCATGTGTTTTGTTGACTGTTTAAATACTCGGTTATTACCGGGTTAACCATGTGCTTTGTGCCGCCCCGGCCAAACCTTGGGACGTACATAGGCACGCCTAACTCAACGGCAGCATCAATTATTCTTTTTTGGTGCTCAGTTAAGGTAACGGCTTTTTGTGCGCCACCCACTCCCTGTACACGCCAATGCTTTTCTATAAACTCACTTGGTTTCATAACCGCTCTCTCATTTTTGTTGTATCACTCGTGGCGCCTGGCTCACCGTTCATTTCTGGTGGTATTCCCATTGCATCCCATGCCTCCGGTGTGCCAAACGGTACATGCCTTACATGTATCTTCCCGTCCTGCCTGCGCTCTGTCTTTACGATACTGGTGCCGTAAAAAGCCAAATCCTCAACCATAGCCCGCTTTGTTGGGTTTATACGGCTAACGGCCTTCCAAAACCGCTGTTCCATGTGATACTTTCTTTCACGCTTTGTCATTATTGCCTGTTTTTAGTTCATCAAGTGTTAATCTGGCCTCAAAATAGTTTATTACTTGATGATGTGTTTTTTGAGGCATGCCATAGCCGTCTGACACCCGAACATCATCTACTCTTTCGCCCATGCTGTTGTAGAGCGTTGCCCGCATAATATCACGGTCATTATTATCTGGCCGGTATTCAAAATAATACCCTTCTGTAGATAAACTGTAACGCTTACCCCACGCCTGCATTTCGTCACCAAATAATGATGTCGCCCACGCCTCAAACGATTTTAAATCTTTTATCATTATCTTACTCATTGTCCTCAATTTTAGGTGCATCCATCTTTAACTTGTTAAAATGTGCTTCAACGTCCTTTCCTTGCTCTGCAATGAGCGCGGGTAGTTCTTTTATTGGTGTTTCTACTATCTCAAATTCGGCGTCCTCGGTAACGTTGTGATTAAACCCTGTTTCATCCGTAACAAGACTACCGTAAAACTTTGCAGCCTCGGCAACTTCTTTATAAAAATCTTCTTTTGACTTTTGCGGCCTGTTACTATACTCGGCCACAACCTCCCCCAGCGTAACAGTGGTTGAGCCGTCATTCTTCCTATACACCTGCACAACGTTATGTGTGCCACCTGGACCTTTAACCCTTCCTAAGTCTCCTTGAATGTAAGCGTCGTGTCCCAATAAATATTTTTCTGCCATAAAAGTGTGTTTATTGTTCAGTTAATGAGTCAAGTACAGTAAAAACAATGTCCTGCAGGTTTTCTAAATCTTTATGCATTAGCCTTATTAATGGCATGCCGTTCTTTGCCGCGTATTCATCTTTAATCCTGTCATGCTCTTTTACCACTTCAAAATCCTTGCTGTAACTGGTAACACCAAAATGGTGGGCACCATCATATTCAATCAGTACGTTTTCTTTAACCAGGTAAAAATCATACCTCAGCATATTCCCCTTGCTATTTACGCAGCCACCAAATATTTTTTCAGTCTTATACTCAATTTTATGCAAGTTTAAGAAAGTCGTTATCATAGTTTCACCATAACTTTCTATCTGCGGTTTTACAACCGGCTTGCACTTTCCCTTACGTTTCTTCTTTTTAGCAGCTGCTTTGGGCTTTTTCTGTGCTTTAATCCAGTCTTTAGCCTCTTTTATAGAACGCTCAGACGTGCCTATGCTGCGTAAATATTTATATTTCACTCGTACATTTTTCGAGTTAAAAGGGACAGGCCAGTAAAACATGAGTTCCAACAACCTGAAAAACGACCTGCCCCAGTTTGCAACCTCACTTAATATAGCCCTCGGTTGCCACGCGCTCGGACATGGTGGGTGTCCTATTCTTTTTTATCAAGCTCCCTAAAAAGATTCATCAATCCTCCGATAAACAAGAACCCAAAAAGGATTTCATAGTTGACGACATTTGCAAACCAGGCGACCGTCATTAAGATGAAACAAACCATTGCTTGAATAAAAGCGATTATCATGTGTTTATATTAAAAAGTGAATAATCAGTTTTCAGCCTTCTTGCTTAAAAATTCATGTACACTGTTTACCGAATGGTTACCATCAACTGGCATCTTAAGCCTTTCTACCACTTCACAGTCAACGTATGGGACAAAGCAAAGGTCTGAAACTCTATAGCCACCCTTGGTTAATGACTTGATTGCATAAAATATGCGTCCCGGCTTACTGGCATACCACCTGTTTGAATGGACTGCTTTGTCGTTTATTTTAATGCGGTACAACGTAATTTCTGGTACTAACAGCATACAAATTTTATTTATAATTTTACTTTTTCGCACCTGGTGCATACGCATTTAAAGCCTTTCTGCCGGATATGCACTGTTTGTTTCCACCTGCGGTGTTTCCAGCAGAAATAATGCTTTACATACAGAATGAATACGCATGCGCAAAAGAAGATGGCAAAGCCAGTGATTGTTTTTAAAATGGTTATTAGGTTCATATAGCGAATTTTGAAAGTTTATTGCCTGTTTCCATCGCCTCTTTACTGTGCGTTTCTGCCCTGCGGTTACAATTGTCGCAGGCGGCTTTCCAGTAGGTTTTATCCGTCAGCAAGTCTCCTGTCCGGCCTTTAAGGTGGTGGGGGTGCTGCGCCCAGTAAGTGCATCCCTCCAGCTTCATTTCGCATACTGGGTTATCTTTTATAAACTGTGCCGCCAGCTTAAAATACTCCCTGTTTACCTTCTGCCTCTTTTTGCTGAATTTAGCTATCTTCTTTGGAGCGGCCTTTTCTTTCTTCTCCCGCCTGCATGTTTCGCCCTCGCAGGTAGCGTGCTTGCAGTTACTTGTGGCCATTATTTCTTTTTAAGAAAAATATAAAGAAAAACTAGCGCCATCAAAATCGTGTACCCAACTAAAACAACAATTGTGTTTGTCATATTAAAACGGTATTGTTTTGTTATAGTGTATTTCGGTCAGGTCGCGCAGCACATCCTTGTAATTGGCGTTTGAATAGCGTAATACCTTCCATCCGGCAATAGTTGCCGCGTTGTACTTTTCAAGGTTACGATTAAAGCCTTTTATGCTGGTATGTTCGCTGAACTCACTGTAAATTCCTTCGTATTCAATTAATACGAATAATCCAGGCAGAGCGTAATCTGAGCGCCACTTTCTTTCTTTGTGAAACCTAAACTCTGTTTCAAGTGTCAGGGCGCGTTCATTGCAAAAGTGCTGCAAATTGAAAAGCATCCAGTCCTTAGCCGTATTGCCACTATGTCGGTTTGTATTGCCGTTAAAATGCCCGTCTTTTACCGGTGTGGACACTTTATTCGGCTCGTTAAATGCAGCCGCATTTTTAGCGCTCTTGCCCGCTACGCTGTTTTGTAGCTCTTTTATTGAGGGCCAACGATTTTTACTCATTATTTCATATTTATACCAACCAGCATACTATCTGGTACCGGTTGTTCAAAAGTTGTTGACTTCCATAAATGAAGGCAGTAATGATGCATGCTTACATAATCCTTTTCGGGAGGATGGTACTGAATAACACAATCGCCTTTATCCCAAAAAATATCCTTTATAAAGCACATTTCCTCCCAAGTAGGGCACCGCTCAACTTTTCGTTCGGTAGATGATAAACTTACGCTTACATGCTCCCATCCTTCCCCATCGGATGCAATGGCAAAGAATGAGTAGTTGTTAATTTTTGGGTGGGTGATTACAAACGCTCCCTCATTACCGTAACTACTATCCGAAGCAAGCGGGTGATTTTTTGTAACCCTGTTTTTTTCTGGTACGTGAAACATATAATTAATTTTTAATTATTCAAACGGTGCTTTATCAGCGTCAAATCCTTCGTCAAAATCGCCGGTTGTTACCTGCCCAACCCGTACCCATGGCTGGCTAATAGGTGCTGGCGCCTCTCCCTTTTCATCGTCAGGGTTAAGGAATTTCTGCCGCCAGAACTCCACCCGCAGCCGCGTGGTGTGTAACTTCCCTCCGCGGTGTTTTGCAATCTCCACTACTCTTTCCATTATTACCCCATCATCAGGCTTGTAAATGAAAATTACCATATCGCTATCCATTTCAATCGAAGCACTACTACGAAGGTCGGAAAGCATAAGCCTGTTACCTTTTCTCTTTGCCACCTCCCTGTTTACCTGGGCCAGCTGAATAATGGGTATTTTCAATTCTTTGGCCAGTATCTTCAAATTGCCGGTTGTATCGCTTATTTCTTCTTCTTTAGTGGCGCGCTTATCTTTAATCGCTCCTTTCATCAGCTGCAGGTAATCAATTACAATCATCCATCTCTCGTTTGGGTCAAGTCCTTGGGCTATCCTTTGCTTTGCCCTTTTACGCATCAGCCGCTTTACCTTGCTACGTATCTGTACGTAGTTTATACCCGGCGTATCGTCAATAAACAGCGGCAGGCTTTCCAAATACTTAGTGGCGTGCATGACTTTCTCACTTTCCTTGGGAGTGAGCTTACCAGTATCAATCTTCTCAAAACCTACACCAGTCTCTGCAGACACTATACGGTTGATTATTTGCGCTCTGTCCACCTCCAGTGTAAATATAGCCACACACGTAAAATAAGGCATTTTTGAGGCATTTGCGGCGATATTAAGGGCTATGGCAGTCTTGCCGTCCGATGTTCCGGCAGCAATCGTTATTAAGCTGCCCGGCCTGAAACCGTGTGTTACCTTGTCTATTTCTTTAAACCCGCTGGGAATACCCACCAAATCCTCTGTTATTGCCGCTTTCCTTTCCAATTCATTGTGAAACTCCACCATTCCGTCCACCATGTCCGAAAACTCCTTACCGTTGCTCCCTTCGCCTATTTTGTTGGCCTGACTGGCAAATGAGTCTATAAGCTCGTACACATCAGCAGCATCTTCGTAAGCCTGCGCCATGGCCTCAGTTCCTACCTTTATCACTTGGCGGGCAAGATACTTCTCCTGTACCGTCCTGCAGTGCGCTTCAATATTGTTTAACGAGCTGGATGATGTTTTGCCGGTTAAGGTGGTAAGGTAGTAAGGTCCGCCAATCAACTCCAATTCTTCGCTCTTATTTAACTCCTGCATCACGGCCAGTTCCTCAATTACTACATGCGCTTTATGCAGGCGGTTAAAAGCGGCAAAGATTTTCTGGTGGGTATTTGTGTAAAAACTCTCCGGTGTTAAAATCTCCGCTGCTGTTTCGTAGGCGTCGGCATTCATCATGCACGCTCCCAGTATAGCCTCCTCAATCTTTATGGCCTGGGGTTGTATTTTGCCCCCCATAATCATATCCGCGTCATACACCGGCGCACGCTGCACACGTTTCCTTAATCCTTGCTCTATACCCATTTAAGCAGTGTTTTTTAAAGTGAGGGCGGTTTTATCCAAAGTTATACTCGAACACATCAAAGCCGTGAGAAAAAAATCTCCCAACCCGCCTGAGTCAATAACAAGTAATTGTGGGTAATCTGGGTGATGAACTGTAATCTGAGTACCCAAATTCTCCTCTATACAATCGTCGGGAATGCCAACAATTTCCACAAAGTGCTGCAGGGATTGAATATTGTCCATATCCATACCCTTGTTATAGTTTATTATCCGGTAACTACGACACCCGTTTGAAAAAAGATGGTCAAAAGAATCCGGCACTTCGTATATCTCTACTGCCATAACCTACTGTTTTACCGCGTTACGCTCCGTCCAGTTTTTAAAAGTAAGGAACGCTGAAACATTTTTGTTTAAATCTTTATAGTTGTGCATGCGCAGCAGCATGTCCTGTATCTCTTTTTGCGAATAACCTGGTTTTGCATCCTGCCGCCATTTCATAAGGGTTAGATACTGGGCCTGTGTAAACGGCTCTTTCATCTTTCCCACCCGTGGTGTCCATGTGTTAACCCATTCCTTAAACTTTATATACCCTTCGTCCTCCAGTCCCTGTATTTGGGGTTGTATAGGCGCTTCCTGCCGCTCTGGCGCCGTTTCCATACTTTTACCCGCAGCCTTAATTATACGGGCTAAAATCTCTTTATTTACGGGTACGCCTGCCTTGTTGGTTATTATGCCTCCGGCGTTTATTTTAAAGAGTTCCATCAGAAACATTTAAGAGGTTATCAAGCTCTTTTTTATGTTTGTCGATGTAGCCTTGGTACTGGTTAATTGAATTCTGTACGCTATCTATTTGCTGCTGCTTAAAAGCCGAAACCTTTACAGGGTCTAACTTAATACCATATTTTTTAGCACTGGTTATTGTATCTGTTCCATACTTTTCAGTAGCAAGAATTAACTCCGTTGCCTTTTGCAACGCTTCCTCGTATGTTTCAAACGGCCATACATCTATCCATGTGCCGCTGCCATCATAATATTGGTTTACCCTTAACTGCAGAGAGCCATCATCTCTACCGAAGAAAGAAAAAAGCTTTAATTCCCGGCTATTCCATATATCCCATGTATCTTCACTATTAAACTCTGAATCAAAAGGCCTTATTTCAACTCGGCTATACCTGTTAATCACAACAAACTTAATCTTGCCGGTAACAAAGGCAACATAAGTAAGAAGGCTTTTGTCTGAAAAGCTTTTTGATAGTTTTTGAGCATAGGTAGACATATTAACCAAAAGAGACTTTTGTTCCTGAAATCTTTTTTTAAGCCTGTCTAACTCAGTATCATACTCCTTTTTGGTTTTTTCATAAAAAGCCTCTATTCTCTTCGTCTCAGTTTCCTTCCAGCTAACAGCTGGGGCGTCGTGCAGGGATGTTACCACAAAGTTTTCGCCACTGGGTATTTCATTACCATTAACAACGAATACTTCCTGAACTATTTTTTGCTGGGCATTAAGATTACCTATAACCACAACCTTTTTACCGTCGTTGGTGAATTTAAATTCCATGTGTTTATTTTTTTGTGTTTTGAGCCGCTTACAGGGGTCGAACCCGTACTTAACTGCGTTGCCATCGTGCTGCCATTACACTAAAGCGGCTACCTCCTTTATTCGCCCTCTGGAAAATCCATGCTTGTTTGTACTGGCGCTGCGTCCATGTACACCAACAGTTCTTTTTGGCACACCTTAATCTTTGCCACCAGGTCGTCAACATACTCATACCCACCCTCAGCGCCTACAACCTCAGTTGGCACATTTGAGTTGTGCGATTTGCCGTTGGGAAGTGTTTCGGTTACGCTCAGGCTTATAGATGTTCCCTGCTTTGTTTGGGTAATACTCCATCCCGTACAGTGCCAGTTGTCGCCTTCCCACAATTCTTCACCATCTTTGGGCGGCTTCCAGTCAATACTTTTTGGCTCGTTCTTTTTGCCTTTAATATCCAGCACAGTGCTGTTTGCCCGGAAAAGCATAGCTGCACAATGAGCATCTAAAGAGGCAAACGCATTGGTTAAATCCTCGTGCGGCTCCCGGTCAGATGGCCCCCAGCTATTCGGTATGCCAGCTTCTGTAAAATCAATGGTTACTTTGGGGCCTTTGAGAATCTTGCCTCCTGTAACAATTCTTGTTTCTGCCATTGGTTAATGGTTTTTATTGTGGTAAAATGTGGTTTACTTAGCGTCCAGTGAATAATCCGTTTTAATTGAGCCCTTTGGAACTTTTAATACATAAGTATCGTTCCATGGGCAGTGCAATGTAAACCGGTTATACAGGATTGGTTTTTCCTCTTTGTGATAAACAAAAACAGATGGTGCACCGCTTGTGTATTTAACTTCGGCATTGGTGTAGTCTACTTGCCGCATGCGGAATGTCTCGCTATCTACCTGGTAGTAAAACGTATATTTAAATGTGCCGCTTACACTGCCATACCCAAGATAAAAGCGGCCTTGTACTGAGGGGTTATCCTGTAAAGAAACAAGCGTTAAGGTGTAGTTTTTGTCCTCCAATTTTGGAGGTATTAAAACCGCTATACCAATACCGACTGCTGCTCCTAAAAGAATAGCACCGAAATAACTAATAATGTTAATCCCATCAATCGGTGTGAATAAATCATCATATTTAATTACCCACCAAATCCTCCATATTAAAAAAATAACTGCGAATAAAATAATAGTGTACATGTGTTTATTGTTAATTAGTGAAAAATCCTGTTTCTTTCCTTCTCGCTCAGCACCTCGTGTAATCCTGTTTTGTCCACCACCATGTGGTGCTCATTCGCCCGGGGTATCTTCTCACGCTTCAATGGTAACTTAGGCAGGGTGTATAGCCAGCCAAGAAGCAGTCCTATGGTGAGAAGAATTGTCACTTTTTCGGAGCTGGTTCTTGTATGACTGAATTACATTCCGGGTGCCATATTTTAGTTCCACTCCAATCTCCGTAGGCAGAACCCTTAAAGCCTCTTTTACCGCAGACGCAGCATTTAGTCCAGTACCTCCTTTTTAATCGCTCAAATGGATGAAATTGTATTTTCCAGTGATGGATGTGCCACTTAGGATGCTGGTACCACGGGCGACACTTTCTCATTATATCCGCGGATATAATTGAAATAAAGTGTGATACTCTTTCCTCCGGTTTCTCTACACCGTACTGCATTGTGATTGAGGAAAATAAACTATCTGTTGGGTTTTCAGCAAAGTGAATAATATCAAAAAGATGCTTTTGCATAAACTTTTTATGCCTCTGCCTGTCTGGCTTACCATTGTTTTGATGCATGAAAATAACCCAAGATATTTTTGTGTACATCTCCAACGTAAGGCCGATAACGCTAAATTTTGGATAGCCCCCTTCATTAAACCAGTAGTTGTGCTTAAAGTTAAACTCAACCTCTTTTCTAACCTTTTCAAGTAAAATTTTATCAATATGGCGACTACGTATAAACCACCCGCAACTATCATCAGTGCCATCTTTTTCAGGGTCAACATGCCAGATGGTTATTATAGGGGAGCGGTAACTTCCATTTTTTCTTTCTTTTGCGCCCAGATAAATTTCGTGAGCAACACACATTGGGTCGTGCATAATATTTTATTTTAAACTTACTTTAAACACCCTGCTTTTTTTAACATTCTCCTTCCAGGTCACTTTACCATTTTCACCAAAGCTTAGCGTGCTGGCCTCACCCATAGCATCCTTTATCTTGTTGGCATAAAGGTTCTTCTCCGTCTCAATGGGTTTAAGCTGAGCACTTAATTCCTCGTACTTCTTTGCCCATTCGTATTCTTCCTCAGTACCTTTTGTTTCGTAGCCTTTATCCTGGTTTTTAACTTTTAGGAAATCGCTCATGGCAATGCTCCCGTCAATTTCCGGCGATAACCTTTCCATGCAGGCGTAGTTCATAGCCCGTGTTTCTTCGTCCGGCGCCACAAGGCTTAAAAGGTAAAACTCAATACCTTTCTTCACATCCTCGTAGAATGACTTGGATTTGGTTATTATAGCCTCAAAAAGCGCCTCACTTTTGTCAAAGGGCAAAACCTCCATCTCCCGGCCATCCTTTAAAATAGCGCTCTCTCCGTACGCCAGTTCAATACAACCAATAGCGGTTTGTATCTGGAAGATATAGTAAGGGGGGAATCCCGCCTCCCACTGGTCTGCAGCATAACCGGATATTGTTTTACATTCCAGCAGGCCCTCCGCGCTGGTGTCGGTTTTGTTTATTATCCTGTCCGCACTCACAAATATCCAAGGGTATTTCTTGTTCTGCGCATAAG